AAATGATGGGACAACAACCAATGGGACAACAAATGATGGGACAACAACCAATGGGACAACAAATGATGGGACAACAACCAATGGGACAACAAATGATGGGACAACAAATGAATAATAATATGACAGTACAATCAAAAAATAATGCAATTTTTAATGAAGAAATAATGCATCAGGTTTTAGCAAATAAAAATTTAATACCTAGTGATATAAATTTAAGCCAAGAAAATCAAGGTAATTTTATTAGAGTAGGAGAAGTATTTATGAAAGATCTTTCTCATATTAGAAATTTAGCGATACCTAATATAGATAATGATGATTATGAATTATTAGGACGAGTTATTGCAAAACTCAAAATTCAAGAAAAAGATAAAAATACTGGTCCTCAAAATATTGTAGCGAAACAACAACTTATTAATTCTATAAATAATATTTTAGCTGGAACTTCTATTTCCAATAGTCAAGTTAATTGGGAAACTCCAAAAAATAGTTTAAAAATAACAACCACTGGAATGTATGGAGATAATAGTAATTCAATGATGGGCTACGGAGATAATGCTATAAAAAATCATAACAAAATAAATCAATTAAATAATAACGCAAATGAAGACCCTGACGGAGGATTATGTATGTGGAAAGGTTGTGAAAAACATCCAAAAAAAAAACCATTTGATTCTATTTGGAGTTTATACTAATATAATTTAGTAAAATTAATATATTATTAAATTATATATGAATCCATTACTTTTTGTAATATTATTAATAATGGTTATATTTACATCATATCATTTTAGAATAGATATATCAAATATGTTAAATGGAACAGCTATAGAATCGTTCAGTAACCCCTTTCGTCCTAGAAGAAGAGAAGGCTTGTCATTTCTTTGGGAAGCCCCCGTGAAAGCCGTCAAAGCAGTAGTGAGCGTTTTTAGCCCGCCGCCCTGCTCTCCTTCGCCTTGTAAAGGGGGATGGAGCGGTTACGGAAGATGCGAGAGAGATAGTAATGGTACATTTCGTCGGACGAGGCAGTATGGGGTCAGTCAGACCAGTGACTGCAACGGCACCCCCTGTCCTCATAATAGTGGGGACAAAGATTCGACATCGAGTGGATGTGAAGGAACGAATTGCGAGGGGGCGTGGGGAGATTGGTCAGATGAGTGTTACGAAATGGACGGTGAATTCAAAAAGGAGCGAACATATACTATCAGTAAACAAAAAACAATGAATGGATCAGTTTGTCCTCACGCATCGGGACACGTGGAGTATACAACGGAAGGATGTGATCCAGTTCCAGCCGTAGGAGAATGGAGGGGATGTGGTAAAGGCCCGGGAATGGGAAAGTGTGAACAGCAGTATCTGGTAACCGCACCCGGAAGGTATGGTGGGGAAAGTGAATTTCCAGATGGTGATATCCGGATATGCGATGCAAGTGCAAACAATTGGACAGGCGGCAATGAATTTACGGGTGCCCTAACAGACCCCAACAATCCACAACACAGGTGTGTGAAGGATATTAGGGATAAAGCAAAAGCCCAATGGACACAAGATCTTCGCGCCGCAGGCGGTGGGGACCTGTGGCCAGACTATATTAGTAATAGTCAAATCACCGCAGTGACCACCCTGATTGATGGAAAGGTTGTTGCACCTGGTCCAACTCCTGACCAAATGGAAGACCAAGCCACCAAGTTAATAGCCGAAGGCGAAAAAGGTAAAGAAGATGCTACTGCTGCAGCTGAAGCCGCAAGAATAGCCGCAGAGGAAGCTGCCGCGGCGGCAGCGGCTTTACAAGAACAACGAGAAGCAGAAGAAGCAGCTAGAAAAGCAGCAGCGGACGAAGCCGCTAGAAAAGCAGCAGAGGAAGAAGCCGCTAGAGTAGCAGCAGAGGAAGCAGCCCGCAGAGTACTAGAACAAGAACTACAAAAGGCGAAGGACGATGCAAAACAAGAACTAAGGGGATGGGCAAGTGAACAATTCTCCAATCGAACTGGTTCGCCTTGGGTGGAGGGTTTTCAAGGAGGTTCTACAGTTGCCTTAGGATATGTTGAAGATAACATGGACAAAATCGATGAGGCAGGCAACAGAACGGTTGTTGGTAATAAAGTAAATGAAATCAAGACCGGAGCGTTGGCAGAGATTGAAAATAAGAAAATAGAACATCAGCAAGATGAACTTAATGATGCGAAAAACGAAGCAGTTGAATCTATACCTGCCAATTTAGATCCACATCATCTCCTCCATATTCACCTTATACAAAATGCCATTTCCATAAACGATATTCCTAATAAAAAGAGCGAGGTTATTCAAAAAGCAACAGAGCAAAAAGAACAATGGGAACTTTCTAAAGCAAAACAAGATGCAAAAACAGAAATACAAAGTAATATTTTAACAACTGAAGGTTATATCGAACTCGGGCCTGCGTTTGCGAAATTTGACGACACTACAAAAGTAAATAATATTTCAAAAGTTAATCAAGTAAAACAAGAAATTATTCAAGCAGGGACCGTAAAAAAACAAGAAGCAGATGATGAAAGAGAGAGACAAAGACAAGAAGCCGAAGCTGCACGACTTAAAGCGGAGAGAATACAACAAGAAGCAGAAGCAGAACGATTGAGATTACAACAAGAAGCACAGGCAGCGGCAGATGAGGCAGAAAGACAGAGACTTGAAGCAGAAGCGGCTGCGGTTCAGGCGGCGGCAGTAGCAGCAGAACTAGAAGCAGCAAAAAAAACTGCTATCGAAGAATTAGGAGAAGATCAATATGTTATGAAGTTTGAAAGTATACACTGTTGTTATGCAGCTAAAATAAATGCAGTTCAAAATGTAGCAGAAATACTGGATGTAAAGAATAAAATTTTAAACGATGCACAAAAATTGGAAGATGCTGAAATTGCAATGAGGGAAGCAGAAAAAACAGCAGAGGAATTGCGACAAAAAGCTACAGAAGCAGAAGCAGCTAGAATCAAAGCGATACAAGAAAATGCTAGTGAAGCAGCACAAAAGGCAGCAACAGAGGCTGCAAGGGTAGCAAAAGAACAAGCATTACAAGCAGAAAAAATGAAAAGAGATGCAGAAGCACAAGCAAAAAAAGATGCTGAAAAAATGATATCACAAACAGTCCGTTTCAAAGATGGAAATACAAGGGCAACAACATCAACATCAAAAACTTATGTTGATAAATCAGGAGCAAGTATTGAAAAGAAATGTATTTCTATATCTGATTTACATAGTGCCAATAAATGGGTTGATCATTTATTTAATACTTTAGGACAGACAAAATGCGCTAATACTGATCAAGTTAATTCTGCCAGATCCGCAGCAAAATTAGATTTTATTTCCGGATCAATAGCAAGATCGAATCAGCAATACGACGAAAGCAATCAACATTATATTAAAGGAATTGATACAGCAAAACCTTATTTAGATAAAGCATTTTCTGGACAAGGGATTAATGGTAGTAATAATAATAATGCACAAGGAAGTACCCAATCTATGTCTAATAATTTATACCAAACACAATCTGGTATTACAAATAATATTCGTTCTCCCAATAATCCTGTTTGGCAGGATCAACGACAAGCATCCCAATTTGGAGGATCTGTATTACCAAATGGATTTGTAGTCCAAAAAGGAAATGGTGAATGCCCAAATGGATGTAAATTTCCACAATATGATAATAAAAGTTGTGAAGATGTAATTTATAATGGAAAACAATATAGAAAATGTCCTTGGGTAAAAGATGGCTTAAATGGTAATGATTGTATGAAGTGTGGTGCTATTTTAATGCCAAAAAATCATCATGGATATGCTAGAACAGCACCCGGATTATTTAATAATGTTAGTATGGAAATGGCCAGTAAATCTACACAACAAAATTCTGATTATTATAATATTGGTAAACAATTTATGAATCAATTATCAAAAATAAAAAACTTTAATTTACCAAAGACAATTAGTGCAAATGAATTTATGTCTATAGGTAAATTAGTTCATAAATATCAGACTGAAAAAACTCAACAAACTGAAAGAATACTGACAGATTTTATTAGTGGAATATTAGCTACAACCTCAATATCTAATCAAAATAAAATACAACAAAATGTAAATATTCCTACAAATATATCAAGAGAAGGGGGAGTTTTTCATATGGATGTTAATAAATTAACAGGTAAAGGTGCAAATGCGTATATAGACGCAGAAAAGGAACTTGCAACTAATAATAGATTAGGAGGCTCATCTTCTTTATATGAAAAACAAATAAATGACCAAACTAGAAAAAATAATGGAATACCAAGAGATCCTAGAAAACGACCATCTCCATATAATTCTATATGGAATGTTTTCAATTATTAAATTGATATAAAAATATAAAATAAAATTATACTATTAATAATGGATAATTTTGTTATACGAAAAAATACAAAACCTCTAAGTAATAAAACCCCTATAAACATCTATACTGATGGCGCGTGCTCAAATAATGGAAAAACAGATGCACGAGCTGGATTTGGTATTTGGTTTGGTGAAGGAGATGAAAGAAATACAAGTGAATCATTTACAGGACCACAAACAAATAATAGAGCAGAATTATTAGCTATTATTAAAGCATTAACTATTTTAAGAGAGGAAATAGAACAAGGGCAACCTGTAAATATTTATTCGGATTCTTCTTATTCTATAAGATGTTGTACAACTTATGGAGAAAAAATGGCAAAAAAAGGATGGAAAAACAAAGGAAAGGATATTCCAAATGTTGAAATCGTAAAAGTTGCTTATAATTTCTGTAAAAAATATAATAATATCAACTTTACACATGTTAGAGCACATACAGGACTAGAAGATGAACATTCTATTGGAAATGACCACGCCGATAGACTAGCAAATCTTGCTATTGGAGTAGAATCTTGTCCTTATCAGCGTGTAAAAAATAAAATATATTTAAGGGTTCCTTATGATGAAAAAGACGAAGCAAAAAAATTAGGTGCAAAGTGGGATAAGAGTAAAAAAAGATGGTATATTACTCCCAAGAATAAGTACAAAGTTCAAATGATGGGACGGTGGGGTCTAGAAAATTGATTATAAAAATATATAATATTATTTTTATAATAAAAACAAGTATGGGAGCATTATTTGCCAAAGTTATTCAAGTATTGAAAATTATACCAATAATATTATATTTTACGAAAGATAATAAACTTAAACAAGAACCAGAACCGGATCATTTTGAAGAGGACTGGGGGCAATTTTGTGACATTTCCAAAAAACCTTTACATAACCATAATAGAGAAAAACCGTTATGACTATATAAAATGAATTGGTTTAGCTCACCACCAGAACCTCCAAAAAACGATAATGGAGCATTTATATTAATTATTCTATTTTTAATCATTTTTGTAGCTAATAAAAATAAAACTTGGCAACCGAAATTTAATAAAAAGAAAAGTGCATTAGATAAAATTATAGGCCTTGAATCTGTAAAAGATGAAATTAATTACTATATGGATTTTATAAAAAATGGGGAAAAATATAAAGATTGGAATGTCAAGTTACCAAAAGGTATTTTACTAGCAGGACCGCCAGGTACTGGAAAAACATTACTTGTAAAAACTCTATCTAATAAATTAGATATTCCATTGATTACCGCGTCAGGGTCTGAATTTATAGAAAAATATGTTGGAGTTGGAGCAAAAAGAGTAAGAGACTTATTTGCAAAGGCAAAAGGTAAGAAGAAATGTATCATTTTTATTGATGAAATAGATGCTGTCGGTCGTAGAAGAGATAAAAGTGATAATTCAGAGAGGGCATCTACTGTTAATCAATTGTTAACTGAAATGGATGGATTTGAAGAAAAAGATAATGTTATTGTATTTGCAGCTACTAATTTAATTAAAACATTAGATCCAGCGTTAATTCGTTCTGGAAGATTTGATAAAAAAGTTTATTTTGATTTACCTAATTATAATGAAAGAAAACAATTATGTGAATTATATTTGAAAGATATGAAATTGCCCAATAATCTTTCTTATTGCACATTATCAGAAAGAACTGCTGGATTATCTGGGGCAGATATAGCAAATATAGCTAATCAATCTAAAATCCAAGCTATTCAAAATAATAATGATAAAAATACATTAAAAGAAAAAGATATTCAGGAAGCAATTGATGAGGTTATGATTGGTCGGGAAAAAAGAGAAAGAATGATGTCAAAAGAAGAAAGGGAAAGAGTGAGTTATCATGAAGCAGGACATTGTTTAATGGGATTTATATTAAAACACACCGAACAACCGGTTAAGGTTAGTATCATTCCTAGAGGAGAAGCTGCATTAGGATATAGTCAACAGAAACCAACAAATAAGAAATTAATGACCAAAGAAGAAATTTTATGTAGAATAAGTGTATTACTTGGAGGTAGAAGTGCTGAAAAAATAATATATGGTAATGTTTCTACTGGAGCAAGTGATGATATTGAAAAAATATCAACGCTTATTACCAATTATACTAATTGTTGGGGTATGAATGATACTATTGGACCACTTAATCCAGATGTAATGGGATCAATTGGAAAACAACTTACTAGTGATATAATGACTAGATGTAAAAATATAATTGAAGATATTGAAAATCAAACTATAAAATTATTAATCAAAAATAAGAAATATATTGAAGCAATTGCAAAAGACCTATTAGAAAATGAAACAATAGAATATGATAAAATTAAAAAGTTAATATCTAATAAAAGACTTGAAAATAGTAACGAAATTATTTTATCTTAATTACCTATTATTTACACTAGGAGGCCAACTATATTGTCCTGTGCCTTCAGATGATATATTCTGAGGCATATCCCAAGGGGGCAAATCGTTAGAAGTATTTACAGTTTGTTCAAGTGGGTCGTTTGACATATCTAACATATAATCCATCTCTTCTTCATCTATTGGGATTTCTTCAATAACATTTGTCAAATCCCAATTCCAATCTCTACGATAATTATGGTAAGAATAACTACAATGACCTTCTTCCACAGTAATAGTTGAAGTACAAGACCACCCCTTGCACGCCAGAGGGTGGGTCACGTGGGGACCAGTTGCTCTTACTCTTCGCCATTGATATTTACTTTTATTATCTTCTTCTGGATTTTTGGGATCAGTCATTATTTTTTCTTCTTCTTCGTCATTATAAAAGTTTTCACGAAATACATCAAAAGATGGAAGTCCCCCAAATTTAATACAGATTTCTTGTAATGTTTGTATATTAGATGACACTGAGTTATACTTGTAATCTTTTTTTCTCAATTTATAATCATCATATCCTGGGACACTTCCTGTATTTAAGAATACATTAAATATATACCATTGATTTGAACTTATTTGTAAATCTCTTAATATTGTAATACACCCCTCTTCGTCCTTTCCCATAGGAAATCTACCGAATGGATTAGTATCACTAATTCCAAATAACATTTTAAATACTTCTGCCCCTTCCAATCTAGGATTATTTTTTAATTTATATAAATCAATTAGAACAAGAGTTCCGTGAGTTGTTCTTCCCCGCACAATAATATTGTTTTGTTTTTCAACATCTTGGATGATATCATTTAAACAGCGACAGATTTCCATTGTGATTATATTAATTCATATAATTATGTATTTATATGAATTCAATTTTTATTTTTTTCTGCGTCTAGTGCGTTTTTTTCGGTTTTTCTTGCGTTTTCTTTTTGTTTTTTTCTTTCTTTTCTTTTTAGCTCCTCCACTCCATAATGGAACCCCTTTAAATTGTGTCTTTGCTTCTCTGTACCACATATTTACATGACCAATCCACCAATCTTTACCAAAGAACTGACTTAATGCGTCTCGCAAATGTATCATTATAGTTCCTCTTCTATCACAAGATGCAATAGTAAATAAAGCACAGAATAATGTAGGATCATTAAAATATAATGGTGGTGGATTTGCAACTCCAGCTTCTAGAGATTTAAGTCTATGCTCTCGTTCCATCGCTATTAATTCACCAATAAATCTATGAGTAAACCCTCTATCTTCTTTATCTATTCTTGTAAATTGTGAATTACCTCCTTCCCAATGTGGTAATAATGGATTTGGACGAACTGAAGCTGTAGTTGGATAAGTAGCTGATTCCCCCGCTGGAGTAACCCATGGTATTCCGCCTCTTATTCTAGAAAAATTAGCTCTTCCTCTCCAATAACAACTATTTCGCAGTTTTAGATTTTCTATCATTCTATGCATTTGAGATTGTCTTCTACCTGATAATATGTCATCTTGTCCAATTAGTTTTTGTAATTCTGTTTTCATATATGTTGATATTGATTTTGAAGGACTACAAGAATTAACAACAACTAATAATAATCCTTCTTTTCTAGATTGTGTATGTCTTTGTGATAGAAATTGTAGCATTTGGTCAGTTGTTCTACGTAATGCAGCAGGTGCTCCTTCAGCAATTGTCTTTCCTGCTAATGGATTACCAGGAACTTTACTAGGAGGACTTGTATTGTAATTCATATGTGAAAATCCAAACATTTGTCTGTTAAAATATGGATGTCTTCTAGCACCTGCGTGGTAAACATCTCTTAAACCAGCACTCTTGTCTTTTTTTGTGTATGCTATTTTGATATCGTCTCCTTCATATTGAACAAGTGGATAAGGTATAGTTTCATCTTTAAACTGTTCCACTAATTCACCTAGGGTGGTAGCTGTTCTATCTCCATCAGGAACACGATAATCTTGTCTGGGTGCGGGTATAAGATAACCATCAAAATCCATAGAGTCATCATCAAATGCTTGATTTTGACTATAATAACGGTCTCCTGGTCCGAATACTTGTATGTGATTTAATAACTCAAAACCATAATCTGCTGTACTAGTATTTCCTCTAGTGATAAAATTTTCCCAATCTTGCTGATAATCATCATCATCACTATCATCATCACTATCACTATCACTATCGCTTATATCCAGATCACTTCCATCATCTTGTTCGTCTTCATCATCTGCGTTTACCTCCTCCTCCTCCTCATCCTCATCATTGCTAATCTCTTCTTGATCCAAATATAGCAGTTTTCTTGGACAATTTTGTTCGCTATCAGGAGCCATTGCATCATATCTTAATCTAGCTGTTTGAAAAATAAATCTTACTTGTCTTTCTTCATCACTTTCTTCATCACTTTCTTCATCGCTACTTGATTCATCATCAGCATCATCTCCTTCTTCAGCTGCTTTTTTAGCTTCTTCTTTTTTTCTTTTTTCTTTTTCTTCTTCTATTTCCTCTGGAGATATAATAGGTTCAGCAATATTGGGGTCAACATATCTATCTGCACCATAGCAATTTTCAGGTGTTCCAGTAATAGTTGAACCAGGTTGCATTCCAGTTTTAAAGAAATTTGCTTGAGAATAAAATCTCATATTTTCTGTATCTTGTATTGTGTTAGAATGAACAACAGCTTGCATAGGAGTATGAAAAACTAATAAAATGTTGTCAGGGACTATTGCAGAACTTGGGTCCCTGGCAGTGTCAATACTAATAGATAATGGTCCACCATGTGATGTAACAAAAAGTGCATCACCTCTTGTTATAGCCTCAATTATTTGATGAAATCCATGAGTTCTTTTTCCAGCAGCACTAGCCATAATATATATAATAAATAGATTAAATATATTAAAATAATGCGATAGTATATTTTTATCTTGCATGCATTAATCCAACCCTTCCTGCTTGAAAAACCATAATATTATATCTTTCTTCAAATATACGAAGATCATAACTATATTCATTTAATTGAGCTACAGTTTTTCTAAAACCTATAGCATTTCCTGATAAATCACAAATATATTCTATATTATTTCCACTTAAATCTAGAGGAGGTTCAATAGTGTTAAATTCAAAGAAAACTTTTTTAAATTTATTAACATTCATTGCTCCACTAGGTTGATAAGTTCTTTTATTGCTATCTAGACAAAAATTATAAAGATATAACCCGTCTTTAGCTCCTCCTGTGCTTCTCATATATTTTTCCATATATTCAAATACTCCTGATGGTAACACTGTTTCTCTATAAACACCGTCCATTGTTATTCCTAGATCAGTCATAATATCCTTTAAATTTATAGGGTGTTGTGAAAAAACTCTCCCTTCCGCAGCGGCGGCGGCAGCAAGTTCTTCATTACCAATATTACCAGTAATATAATAATTAGATGGGTTTGGTATACTACTTATATTAAATTCTTGTAATGTTTGTGGAATAATATTATTATATGGCCAATTAGTATAATTAGACCATTCATTTCTTAAATAAGCATCATTCCTTCTAAATCTCCACATATAATTAGATACCATATCCTTACTTTCTATTTCTACAATTCTAGAACCATTAGTATCTAGATAGTCATAAGTATATACTTGTTTAATTAAAATATTATGTTCTTGTGCAGCCATAATTCTTCTTTCTGCTTGACCTAAAAATATATATGTTCCTATTAAATGTGGATCAGCTTTCCAACTATTTATATTTGTATTATATTCGCTTGTGGTCGCAGTTATATCTTTAGGTGGTTGTAAAAATCTCCACAATTCATTGTGTAAAGTATTTTTGTTCGGTCGCATTCTATATGATAATCCGTTGTTGCCTGGAATTTCGTCAACATTATTAATAGTATATAAATCCATAATTGGTTTTAATTGAATTTTGATATTAATTTCTTGATATTGTAAAGCAACTAATGGTAGAGCCATTTTACTAGATTCACAAAAAAATGCATCTATTGGAATAAAAAGTTGTCTTCCTCTAATAGATGGTTCAATATCTAAATTATCAGTGGACCATTGAGTATTAGGATAACTATTTATATTACCATATGTATTTCCTGGATCATTTAACTCTTTTATATTTCCAGTCATTCTATTCCATAATTTTTTTTTAGTATCATCAAAATCTCTTTCTTTCATACAATTTAAATACTCTCCACTATATTTTGATAAACTTACACCCCCGCTATATATTTCTATTTCATCAATCATATGTGTTCCTACTTCTTCTATCCATCTAAATTCATAAGGTGCGAAATGGTGTCCATTTTTAATTTCAGGATTTTCTCCTTCGGCGGCATAATTATAAAAAGGACTGTATATATTTGGCAAAGTAATTACAAAATATGTATCATATAACATTTCTGCATATCGTGGTATTTTAAAATCCAATGTGGTACTAGTCTTAGTGTTTAAATCTTTTGACCCTTCATAATCAATCCTGAATCTTTGTAATCCAAAATTACTATATTTTTGATAAGTAGCTTTAAAAAAAGTTTTTTTCGGATTACCATTAAATAATAGATTTTCACTTCCATATGCTACTAGATTCATTAAACCTCCAGTCATATTGATATATAATAATAATATAATTATTTTAAATAAAGATTTATTAATAATAATTTAGCGTTTTAATTTTATTATAGTCTTAAGATATATATATATATATAATGTCGGTTATTAAGAGTGATATTGCTAATAATACTATGGAAGGTGTGAATGATACAGTTGATAAGGCTAAAGAGGAATTCATAAAAATGTTAAAAAATAAAAATAAATGGGGTTTAATATTTTTAATTATGGTTATTATATTTTTAGTATGGATATTAAGTCTATATATAAGAGGTAAATTAAGGTTAAAAGCATCAAATAATCAAAGAATGATAGATGATTATGAAAGCTTAGGAGGAACGAAAATAGGAGGAATAAATTCAAGTAATGCAAACCATAAATTTCTTTTACGAGATTATTATGTTGCGGGTAGTTACAATTCTTGTTGTGGAGGAAATGTTGAAAAAGATTTTGTAGATATGGTTCCTTTAAGAACTGTAATAAAACAAGGAGCAAGAGTATTAGATTTTGAAATTTATTCAATTAATGCGGAACCAGTTGTAGCCGCAGGTCCCGGGCCTAATACAAATGGAAAATATTGTTTAAAGGGAACATATAATCATATTTCTTTCAAAAAAGCTATGAGTTATGTTAGAATGCTTGCATTTAATGGTGCACAATGTCCTAATTCTGATGATCCATTATTTTTAAGTTTTAGAATAAAAACAAATAATAGAAGTATTTATCCAATAATGGCTAATATTATTTCTAGAGCATTTGATGGTAGATTTTTAGGGCCAAAATATAGTAATAATGGAAAATTTAATAAGTCTGGAGCTGATATTATTGCAAATATTCCAATCTTAAACTTAAAAAATAAAGTTATTATTATGATACAAGATCCTACAAATAATTATAGACAAACAGAATTTGAAGAGTTTGTAAATATGTCAGGTAAAGGTAATGATGGTGCTGGATTACCATTTGTAACCTTTTATAAAAATATAGATATTGTTCAGGCCTATGATCCAGAAGCTTTAAAAGAACAAAATAAAAAGTTTTTAGGAATAACAATGCCAGACTTTACAAAAATAACAACAAATCCTCCAGCAACTATACATCATAGTTACGGTTGTCAGTTAGTATTGATGAATTATTCAGTAGTTGATCAAAATATGATATATTATTTAAATTTCTTTAATAAGAGAGGAAGTGCATTTAGATTAAAACCAGATCATTTAAGATATTTCGAAACTAAAATTCCTCCACCTAGAAAACAGAAGAAAGAATTATCATATGGTCCAAGACAAGCATCTATGCTTGGTGGTGCATATAAGCCATCTCTATAATTTAATTAATATATATTATTTTAACAATATATATTAAGTATGTCTTGTGATAAAAAAATGACTTTTGAAGAATGTGAATTAGCAGTATTGCGAAGTGCAGTTGATAAAATAGATAAAAAAACAGGTAGAAATAAAATCAATGACCCAGATATTAAAGAGATAATAAGAATAGTAGAAGATTTTTTAAAATTAACAAAACGAGTTTGTTATGGTGGAACTGCAATTAATAATATATTACCATTGCAAGATCAATTTTATGATAAAACAACAGAATTACCAGATTATGACTTTTTCTCACCAGAACCTTTAAAAGATGCAAAAAAATTAGCAGATATTTATTATGCAAAGGGATTCACCGAAGTAGAAGCAAAATCAGGAATGCATCCAGGAACATTTAAGGTTTATGTTAATTTTTTACCTATTGCTGATATTACTTATTTGATTCCTGAATTATATAAAAGTATTAGCAAAAAAGCTATACAAGTGGCAAGCATCTATTATTGTCCTCCAAATTATTTAAGAATGGCAATGTATTTAGAATTAAGTCGTCCAGATGGAGATGTTAGTAGATGGGAAAAGGTTTTGAAAAGATTAACTCTTTTAAATAAACATTATCCTATGAAGGGTAAAAATTGTAGAATAGAAGATATTCAAAGATTATTTCAATATGGTACCAAAAAAGATTTAATGAATGGAGGTAGAAAAAAGATTGATTACGATGACGAGGAGGAATATCTTGAAAATATTGAAGAAAGAATATTTTATACTGTTAGAGATGTATTAATGGGACAGGGTTGTGTATTTTTTGGAGCATATGCAAATAGAATGTATTTAAAAAAACTTAAATATTTACAGCGTAAAAGAATACCAAGAGTTCCAGATTTTGATGTTTTATCAGATGACCCAGAAACTGCTGCAAGAATATTAAAAGAACGATTAGACGATTTAAATTTAAAAAAAGTAAGCATTAAAAAAAAAGATGGTGTGGGTGAAATAATTGCTCCTCATTATGAAGTTTCAGTTGGTCCAGAAACAGTCGCATTTATTTATGAACCATTAGAATGTCATAGTTATAATGTTATTGATCTTGGACCACATAAAATGAGAATTGCTACACTTGATACAATGTTAAGTTTCTATTTAGCGTTTATTTATGTTAATAGACCATATTATGATGTTAATCGTATTTTATGTATGAGTAAATTTCTTTTTAAAGTTCAACAAAAAAATAGATTAAGTCAAAAGGGTTTATTAAGACGGTTTAGCCCAGATTGTTATGGTGTTCAATCAACGATGGAAAAAATGCGAGAAGAAAAGGCTGAAAAATATAGAGAATTAAAGAATAAAAGAGGTAGTAAAGATTACGAATGGTATTTCTTGAGATATATTCCTAGTGAATTAAATAAAAATAATAAACCACACAAGAAAAAGAAAAAAAGGAAAAAGAGAAAAAAAAGAAGAAAAACAAAGAAAAAAAGTTTATTAGGTAGACTTGGTTTTGGCGGTAAGCGTAAACGCCGTAAAACTAAACGCAAACGACGTTAATTAGTAAGTTTCTTGAGTACAATATACTCTTTTCAATGTATTCCCGCAACAACATGGACTCCATATCAATCCAACCCAACCTAAGCCAACTAGAGCTGATACCCAATATAAATGTTGATTATCTTTCCAAATATCACCTGATGTAAATATAAATACAGTAAACATTCCAAGCACATATACAATCATACACGCAGCAAAGATATAGATTATTGTAAATATAATAAATTTTATTTTATACCAAGTATCACAACAAGCTTGTATTTCTTCTTCCCTATCTATTTGGGGAAATACTTCTAGGGATTCTTTCTCTTCTTTTTGTGCTGACTTGAACTTTAAAATTATTTTCGGCATTATTTGTGTTTTTTTTGGTTGTTTCCAATTTGGTTGCCTACATACAGGACACTTACCACATAATCCTTTCTCACATAAATTAAGACAACAATCTTGGCAAATCATAGTGTCGGTGCATATTTTACATTTTGTAGTAAGTTTTTTTTCTTGAAGACAAATCGGACATTCCTTTTTGGGTTTATTATACAAGCACATTGTTCATATTAGTTAATAACTTAAATAATAAGTTATTAAATTAAATCAATTTTCCAAATGAACCTTCAATATAATGATGACTTATGAAAAGATATAAATACTTTAACTGTTTCTAGATTTTACTTCCTTATCGAAATCTTTCTTTTTTAATTTATATGCCCAATGTTGCAAGGTTTGGCGGATTGCAGGACTGATACTGTGGTCATTCCAATCTTTTTTTGTTCCTTTTTTTAAAATTTGTGTAACCAGCCATTTTCTAAATCTTCCTTTAGGACCTGCAAGTTTCTTCCATCTACTAATTTGTCTTTCATCATCATGACTTCTTCTACCTAAATAAAATTCACAATACCATTGCACCCACCCATAAGGATCTTGTTTGTCAATCCAATCTTTATCTTCCCAAAATTTTAAGGTTGTTCCTACCTTTTTACCATATTTATTTATTTTGATGTCATATTTATTAAAAGGTGTTACTAAATGATGTTCTGGTATTCCTTTCCACCAAGATTTTGGATATTTTAAATGTTGGTTTTTTAATTTTGTTTTAAAAAACTTTGACTTGATTGGTCTCCAATATGTTCCTCCAAAACTTCCTAGTTTAAACATTTCTCTAGGAGTTAAATTGGGTCGAAAATCAGGATAATCTGAAAAAAATATCTCTCCATTTACTTTTTTTGGTTTTGTTATTTTATTTTTATTCCTATTTTTTTTTGTTTTATTTTTCTTATTCCTTGATATTCTTCTAGTTCTCATTAATATATTTGTAGATTAAATTTTATTCTTCTTTCTCTTTTTTCTACTCCATTTACCCCCTATTTTTACTTGTTTTACTCGCTTCATGCCTTTTTTATATGTTTTTCTTGCTTTTTTTGCTAATTTATATGCTCTACTATTTTTCTTACAATTTTCTTTTATAATTTTAAAATCAACTGCGGATGCCTTTCCTCCTGTAATTGCACTTGCCATTCTAGCATATCCCCAAGAATGTCCTGTTTGATTAGGACGACTACCACTTGAAAAATAAGCACCTTGTCCCTTTTGAAACATTCTTTTTAATCCCTTCAAACTACATTTAGATGCTTTCGCTAATTCCTTGGATGGCCTTATTTTTTCAATCTTATACATTTTACGCGCCTTAAGTATATGAGGCGATACCTTTGACTTAAATGATTTCACCTTTTTTCTTGTATGATACTTACCTTTTTTATATCCCTTTCTAGATTTTTTTAATTCTCTTTTCTGTTGTTTCTTATCTTTTTTTGATAATTTTTTAGGAACATATCTTTGTGGAACATTTGTCATATATAAATTAATAAGATTTTTTATATATAATTACCATATTTTTGCTGCCTTTGGAGTATAACCTTTGCATTTTTTAACTCCAAATATAAATTTCCAAACACGAAAAGCACTTCCATATTCTCTTTTTTTTTCAAAGAAATAAATAAGACAGCCTATTATAATTATCAATAATACTACGATTAATAAGACTTCTTGTGATATTTTTAATGACTTATCTAGTTTTTCTAATTTTTGTGTCTCTTCTTTCACTATTTTCTTTTTTTCCGCAATATAATGTCTATAATTTGAAATAAAAAATAATACCATTAACAATATTCCAACTATAAAGGTAGGAAGTATATTCATATGTGTAAAGAAATGAAATAATATCCAAACACAAAAAGCTTTGAAAACATTAATAAAAGGGTTTATAACATCTTGATCTCTTTGAGTGAAATCAATTGTGAAATAAATCATAAAAAGAATCAAAATATGTTTTACAAACATATTACCTAATACTTTTTGACTTTGACAGCCTAAAGTTTCTGCCAAAAAATTTCCAGATACAGACAAAACTAATAAGAGGGTTGCTTTAAGGATTGTTTCAAATGCTTCATTAGATAATTTAAAATTTACAATATCATCTACTATATTCATATATATTTTACAAACAAATAAATATTTTGGAGAGATAATTATTTAAATCTTCTATTTCATTATTTTTTATAATGAGTGCAAATAGACTAAGTTGGGACGAGTATTTTGCAAAAATTGTCCAAGTTACAGCGGAACGATCTTCTTGTGAGAGGTTAAATGTAGGGTGTTTGTTAGTTAAGGAAAATAGAATTATTAGTCAAGGGTATAATGGTCATTTACCAGGAGCCCCTCATGATTCTATAGTAAGAAATAATCACGAACAAGCAACTGTTCATGCAGAACAAAATGCAATTTGTGATTGTGCGAAAAGAGGAGTAAGTTGTAAGGACGCGACTGCTTATGTTACACATTATCCTTGTATTATTTGCACTCGACTTTTATTAGCAGCAGGAGTAAGTAATATTAAATATTTAGAAGATTACAAAAACGACGAATTAGTAGAAGTATTTACAAAACAATTAAATGTTCCTGTATTAAAAATTAAATAAATAATGTTAATAATTTATATAAATGGCAAGTTTTGTCGAAGATTATGATAATTCGTGGAGAAAGGCTAGAAAAGTTCAATGGCTTCAGAGAGCGGTGGCTGAACAACCCACTACCGCCATCCTGCGGGATGCAACCACAAACAATTGGTTATGTAGCGGCAAAGATGGTTCAATCTGGAATGATTTTAAAATACCAGGATTAGACGCGGTAGCTTTACAATATGGAAACGCTGGAGATAATGATATGGACCTTGATGATGGTGAAGAAGAGGACGGTTTACCTTTGCAAATTAATCTTCCGCAGGTACCAAGTGACGCACAAGATTATGTACCAACATCACCTGCTTATAGTCCATATATAACTCCAGACGAATTTGACGGAAAATCAAATTCTGGGGGCGTAGCAAATATGTGGGCAGAAGTAGTAGACGCTTTACAAGGATGGGACCCAACTGCATCCCCCGGAAATCAACCACGTGGTTATGCTACTGTTAAGCGTAAATATAGAGAATTCTATAACCAGTATTACGGTGGTCCCCAAGGAATGTCTAAGCATAGTGACCAAGAAGAAAATAAAGATGATGAGGATGAACTTCCTTATTTTCCACCAATGGGAAATAATGATGCAATACCACAACATAATATACAAGCAGACCCTAATCAAGGTTCCGCATTTCAGGACCCGATTGAAATAAATATAAGTGAAGATATTAATCCACCTCCTCAAACAAATGCAATTATGGCTGCGTTTAGTCAAGCAGAAAGAGATCCTAAATTTAGAGAAGCTATGACAAGAGTTAGAGTTGGTTTAGCACAACAACGGCAACAAGCAACTCGAGGAACTCATTCAAATCCATTACGAGCACAACCAGGAGGTATATTGGAAAGTATATCACGCCGTATGGAAAACGCTACAAATTTTTATAATACTTCACAAGAAGCAGCATTATTACTTTGGGGAAGAAATAAACCAGGAGTTGGTGAAATTATTTCCACTACTATCGAGAACGGACAAGGCCCTAATGAATTAATCGGTATTACTCCTGCTGGATTTACCACATATATTGTATGTATAGATGATGGGAATAATTTAACAACTCCTACTATATCAGAATGGGGGGTATATCCAACTTTAGCACAAGAATTAAAAGGTTCAGCTCCTCCTGGGACTATAAATGCAATACAATTAGGCGGTGAAAATGCAAATAAATATATTATTCAATTCCCAATGTCTCATGAAAGACAAAGTCCAGGCAATAATAATCCGGCACTTCAATCAAGAATTAATTTATTATTTTTTATGAATCCAGAAGAATTAAAAAATATAATGACTGAAGGATTATTTCATCGTTTAGAATATTATAGTGATGCATTTCAACCAACATTTAATAGAAGATATGCAGCGTTAAAAGCTGCAAGAGGAGGAGATGGTATAAGTTTTCTCGCAAAATGTGATGTGATGATGAAAGCTGTATTAGAAACGTTTACGACAACAGCAGCTTTTACAGATAACGCAAAAGTTAGACTTGGAAGACCTGACGCGTTATATACATATTTATGTTTTAAATTTTATGTAAATAAAATTATGGAATTAACAAACGAATTAACTATTGTAAATACAAAAATAGAAAATTCAGTACAAGGGAGCGATACAAGGGCTTTAATTAGTACACAACAAACACTTCGCACGAAATTATATAATATAATAAAAGAAATGGATGTTTGGAATTTTATAATGCAAACGACTCCAGCAGGCAAACTACCAACAGATGTAGGATATTGGAATTTTTCTGCATTAGGTATAAGTAGAATTCCAGGGACGGAACAAGTTGCAACATTTACTGAAAATACAAAACCATGGTCTTGCTATCCAAGATTTATGTATCAAACATTTCAACAACTTGAAATAGTTGATGGAAGAAGACCCGGATTTGATGCAGCGCATCAGGATATGGCTATTAATGCACGAGTATTTCAATTTACTGAAGAAATGCCATCAGCATTAGAAATGATTAGATTTAAAAATATGCAAAGTATGTACGAATATGCATTATTAAATCGCGACGAAATGTTACGGATGAATGCCGGTCAGAAATTAGAGATGCTTAGAGATACTTATGCTAATAAACGACAAACTGTAGGTGAAGCTATGAGAGAACAACAACAAAGTGATGACTTATTATGTGTGTATATAGCTAGAGCCGCAGGTATGAGTGAAAATGACTTTCTTCAAATAACTAGTCAGCAAAAGGCAGCGGTGCGAGCACAATCGGCATTATCTGAACTTGAACGAAAAAAACGAGAATCAAGACCAGCATTTTCATTAAATGAAATAGTAGCTTTACCATCACAACAACATCTTCAGTCTTTACGAGATTCTGTAACTGAATCATCTCCCCTAGGTACTCAAGTAAATATTCTTGGACCAAATCCACATATAATAATAACAGCAATTTCTATTCCTCAGCCGGGTCGTATAGTATATTCCTATAGACGAGTAAGTGAACAAGGAACACTCTTGCAAGACTCTCCTGTAGAATCAATAGAAGAATATTATTTATTAGCCTGCGCACCAAATGTAGCACAAGCAAATAAAAATTTAATAAAAAGTGCTATAGAAGCTCTTGATAATCAACAAGACAATCAAACGGGATTATCAATAGAGGATGCTGCAAGAATTCTAGGAGTCCAACAATTTTTACCAAGCGATATTAGTGTAGATATTGATGTTAGATATTATGATGCAAAATTACAAGAATTAGATTATAGAAATTTAATTAATGCGGATGGTACACCTAGTCAAGCAGCTAGAAGAGCAGATGGTATTACTTTATTAATGGCTACAAACTTAAGAGCAGAAAGAGAAGCTTTTCGCGACCAATTTCGTTTATTACAAAATCAAGCACAACTTGTTGCATTAACGGGACAACACGGACAAGAATATTGGAGTGACTCTAATTGGCGACAAGCATATGTTTATCAAAAATATGAATTATATAAAAAAAAATGGAAATCATTACAAAGGTCTTGGAATACAATGGCAAGACTTGATGAAGTTGCAAGACAACCAAATGGTGATAGACCTCCTTTACAAGAATGGGTTAATTATAGGATGGGAAGGATGGATGGGGGAGATGGAAATCCTCTTCCAAATCCTAATAGTGTATTAAGTCTTCCAGTAAGAGTTATTAATACAGGGTTTTGTATATCTGTTTTTGATAAAGTTGTTAGCAGTCTTCCTGATAAATTTAGGGTAGTTGTTTCTTCTTTGCGACAACAGGTATTTGCAGCTGACCAAACTTTAGCTGAAACATGGAATAATGGAAATATGTTATCCTTTGGTGAATGGGCCGCTTTAGATGCTGAATTGCACCAAAGAGCACAATCAGTATCAGCACAGGCTGGATCTTTATTAACTACATATGATCAAGTGTGGTATGATAATTATACGACTGCATTAGAGGAACAAAAACAACAAAAAAAAGATGATGATGATGCATTCAGACTAGAACAACAAGCACAACAAGAACAAGCACAACAACAAGCACGACAACAAGCACAACAACAGGCAGAAACAGCACGACAACAACAACGACAACAGGGACGACAACAAGCAGAAGAAAATATGGGAGCTCCTAGAGGAGATGATGAGGGAAAAAGAGACGAAGAAATGACGGGTGGTAGAAGAAAGAAAAAAACGAAAACAAAATCTAAATATAATAAAATGGGAGGTCGTAAAAAGAAAACTAGAAAGAAGAGAGGGGGCGCTAGTTGTAAAAAAACAAAAGATTGTACTGGAAATAAAATGTGTTTACCAGGAGGAACACAGAATATAGAAGGAGGAGAAGGACAATGTGTACCCAAACCAGTATTTGTTTCTCACATGAAATCTAGAGGACAGAAAAAACGCGATGAAAGAGCTGCTGCAAAAGAAGAAGAACAACCAGAGGTAGACTTAAGTAGTTTAGAACCATCCACTACTACAGAAGCAGAAAAAACAGAAGAAACCACTACAGATGTTCCTGTAACAGAAGCAGAAAAAACAGAAGAAACCACTACAGATGTTCCTGTAACAGAAGCAGAAAAAACAGAAGAAACCACTACAGATGTTCCTGTAACAGAAGCAGAAAAAACAGATGATGCTGCTCAAGAAATAAATGAATTAAATGCATTATCGTTAGAAGATAGTAAAAAAACATTAAAAGAAACATTAACAAAACTTCCAAATATCTGGGAACGGATGGAAAAACGCATTCAATCAATTTCTTCTCAAGAAGGAGCAGGAAAAAAGAAAAGGAAAAAAAGAAGAAAATCTAAAAGAAGAAAATCTAAAAGAAGAAAATCTAAAAGAAGAAAATCCAAACGAAAACGTTCAAGAAAAAGATAATTATCTCTCCAAATTTATAAAGTACAATTAATAATTTATAAATTTAAATTAAATTTCACTTAATTGTTTAATCACCTTTGTAATGAAATAATAGGTTGTACCAAACATTACCGTTTTTACAAAATATCCGGAAAAACTGGGATTACCATCTCTTTGGAATAGAGAGGGTGCATATTTAGATAAGGATTTTTGAAAAATAGGTAATTGAAAAAGAAAAAAAAGAATCATAACCATAAGTGGAGTTTGGAGTTCTTCATACATAATATCCAATCTATCTTGTTCTACTTTTTTATTTTGACTTTGTTTTATTAAATCTTTCATTGAACTTTCTTCCTCGATATAATTTGTATTTGTTGGTTTTGGAATAAAATTTGGTTTAATTTGTTCATCTTGAGTAATATGATTATTATTTGTAGATATTTCTCTATTTGATAATGCAGTAGCTCCTCCTGCTTGTTGTAAACCTTGAACAATTTGATGAATTGATTCTTGAGAAAGTTCTGTTGTAGCATTATGCGGAGGAATTGTTTCTTGTTGTGGTGGATTTGGAATTTTTTTATTGGTTTCTTTTACTTGCATAACAACATTATTTTGAGGTATCTCATTAGGTAAAGAAGCTATTGCAGTAGCCATATAATAATACTTAATATTGCTATATTATGTATTATTACGCAAAATCAATAATTTTTTTTGTATTATCGCATTTCTCAATATTTTCATTAAAAGTATAACATTTATTATCAAATTTAAATATTTGATTTTGTATTTTTTGTATATTAGGTGCCTTGAAAACAATACAATCTCTATCATTACATACTTTTCTAAATAATGTAGCTAATCCTAATCCTAATATAATAGATATAATTGTTTTACCAACATCACCATATATTAATCTTCTTAAATACATATATATATAAACTGATATTATTTACTGAATATTATATGATCGTATTTTACTTACATCATCTGGACATTTAACTTCTTTTGAGGTAAAGTGAAAACAATTATCTGCCTTATCTTTAAAAGATATTTTATTTTCATTATCCGGATTAGGATAAACATATATTACCTGTGTAGGAGGTAGAGTAATATATGCCACAAATAATCCTAATCCCAAACTAATTAAAAATAATGGAATATTTAAAAATTTCATATACATATTTATATTATTATTTATTTTTGATATTCATCAACTTCAAAATCATTATTTTGTATAACTTGATTTTGAATGTCAATATATTTGGATATAAAATGAAAAATGGGCATTTCTTTTTTACTTAATTTATTATTAGATTGTGATATTTTATCTAAATAAACAACTTGATATTTTAGGTTTCGAATTTGTTTTTGTAATGGGATAATAATATTTTTATAATTTTGAATACTATCATTTAATAACGAATTCTCTCCATTTTGGTTATATAGTTTTATGTTTTTTTTAAAATCACTAACATATTGATTAAACTCTTTCTGTTTAATATCTAATTGTTCTTTTCTAGAAACATATAATGGTGTAGATTGATCGGTTATTTCTTCCCCAGTATCTGGATTAATCTGTGGAATTTCGACCATTGATGTATTTCTATCATAATAATCTTGCATTTCGTTTGCAAATGTTAATATTTTTTCTAAATTCTCTTTATTATTTTGAAATTCATTTAATATTACCTCTTCATTATCTAAATCAAATAATAAATCTAATTTATATTCTGTTATTATTCTTTTCTGTAATATTATTTCTTTTCTCAATTGATCTAATTGATTTGGGATATGAAATACAGTGGGTTTTTTTATTTTGATCCTTAAATTGCAAGGATTATCTATGTTTCCGCATTTTGCGTTAAATCCATCAGGACTATTAAAAATAGTTCCACCAGGCTTACCACAATTTAAACATCTCATTTTTGATTTATATTCTTCTATTGCTTTCTTTTTTTCTTTAGAAGAAGCATTTGGATTTTTTTTTAAAAAATTTTTTTTTGAACTTTCTATTTTTTTATCATAATTTCTTTTTAATTTATTTAATTCTTCAAATGCTTCCAAGTATTCTTCCCATTTTTCTTCATCTGTTATTTTTTTTGATTTTTTTGATAAAGAAGGAGGCGATGATTCAGGAAAATCGCCTTGCTGTGCTGGGTCAGCCATTTGTTCTATATCTTTTTCTTTACCTGTTTCAACATCAACGGCAGCTGGAGAAGCTTTAATTTCTTCTTCTTCTGTAATCCAAGGTTCATCTGGACTTGATTCAAATGCATTATCACTCATTTATATTTATGTCTTATAAAAATTTTTATGTAATAATTCAAAAGGACTTTCAAATTTAGGTAAATTAGTTATTTGTTTATTTAATTGTTTAGCCTTTTTAGCTTCTAATTGTCTAACTCTAGTAAGAAAATAATCTCTTTTTAATTGTTTGGTTTTTTTTCTATCTTCATCCGTTGGTCTTGTTTTATATTTATAAAATAATAAGACTGTTACAATAATAATGAAAAATATTAATAATCCTAAATTTATGTATTTATTAAATAGCATATCTTTTTTAAGTTTACAATTTTTTAATGTTTCTTTTAAAAAATATTTTACACCTGGTTCAGTTAATATAGGTTTTGAAATATCCATATAAATATATTATTAAAATATCAAAAAATTTTATACCTATTATCTATAAATGATTTCGCCATTTACTACATTTATTTATTTCGGAATACTAACAACAGTATATTTTGTTATTAAATTTTTATTGACCGAAAAACATGGTTCTAAAAATAAAAGTTTAGGTATAGTATTAGGAAGTGTATATCTAATTTTTATGATTTTGTTTCAACTTTCAACAAATCTTTCAAATGCAAAAGAGAAATGTGGTGGAACGCCTCAAATAATACCAGCTATAAATTATACAATAATGCCAAATTTATTTATATTTGGTGGATTGTTAATGGCAATGATGTTTTTTCCTGGATGGAAAGCACCATTTTCAAATACAATTGGATATTTATGTGTAATGGGTGCAGGAATTAAAGAAATATTTACTAATGTTCTAAAGACAGATAGTAATAATAAACTTTTAAAAATGGTTTATAGAGATCCATCAATGATGATCAATGAAATGACTCCAGAAAATTTTGATTTGTTTATAAGTAAAATGGGTAGTCCTCCAAATTCAATACTTAGTACGTCTTATAAGAAATATATACCTGAATTGTATAATTTAGTAGTTATTAAAGATAAAATAGCTGAATTTTTATGGTATATATTTACAGGATATCTAGTAATACAAAATTCAAATACCTATATAATGTCAATTAAATGTAATAGAAATCCTGATGAATTAGCAGGAAAATTAGGAGATATGTTAGATAATCCAAAAAAGAAAGAGAAACCACAAAAATGGAAACTTGGATATTAAGTTATTAATTATTTATAATTAATTAATTAATAACGAAATTTAGGCATAGCTAAATAATATAAAACAAATAAATAACAAAAAATTGACAATATCAAAGTAAAAAACCAAATAGGTATAACAGTTTTTTTCTTAGATCCTAATCCAAATTGTCTTAAAGATCCATCTTTTTCATATATACAAGCAGGTTCTACCAATTGAATTATACAAAATATTGCAATAAATAAAATTATAGAAACAGAAGTAATATTTCTGCGAATATATTGTCTATACATAATAACTTATATATAGCTTAGTTTTTAATTTCTAAAGAAGATATCTAATTAATAATAATCACCCAAACCATCACCATCTCTATCTCCAAAATCATCATCTTCAGCTAATCCATCTAAATTATTAATTTCACTCTCAATTCTATTAGAAATATCATCTATCTCATACTGATCCAAAACATTTGACATATTAAATAATTCTCCTGCAAATTCACTAACATCATCTAATCCTCCACTTTTCATTTCCATTATAGCATCTTGTTCCATTTTTTCTCTTTCTTTATCATATTGATTTTCATCATATTCAAATATTGCTTTTGTTCTACCTAAACTCCAATTACCCAAAGAACTGTTTTTCATGATATCTTCAATTTCTCGTTCTTCAACAGTTAAATCACCTAATCGTTTAACTATTTGTTCTTTCTCCTTCGTTTTTACTTTTAATACATTTTTATTAATGGATTCTGCGGATATATTTAATAGATTTTTATAATCCTTAATTCTTTTTAAATAAACATTTAATAATTCAAAAGTGGATTTTTCTATCAATTCTCTATCACTTTTTATAATATCTAAATCATCACCATCTTCTGGTTCATCTAAAAATGGTTCTCTTTCGTCATCTTCAAATCTTAAATCGCTATCAAATGCTGAAATATAAAGAGAAAATGAACACAACAAAAAATAATATCCTAATTTTTTTAATATCTTTCCATCAAAAATAGACCCAGTTTTATTTTTACCATTTATAATTCCAGAATAAAATGGTATTGTATTTAATAGTTTTAATATATCTTCATTATTTTTTAATACATATTCTAAAACAGCTTTAATTTTTTTATTTTTATAGAATTTTGAAAGACCTTCTCCATCTTTTATCATAAAATTTATAATTTCTCTTTTATGTCTATCACTTAATTTTTTTGATCCTTTTAACCAATGTTTTGGAACATATCTTTGATTAAAATCAACTTCATTTAAAATAATATTTGGAATTACTTTACATATATTTATTACAACTTGCTTAAGCATTCGAAAAATAATAAACCCTGTCTCATCTTCTTGTGTCATATAATTATTGTCTCCTATTAAATCCCAATTTAAAATAAATTTACTTTGTTTTGTTTTAATTTTTGCAGAAGAAGTTTCTCCACTAGGAGCATATTCAATGATTAAATCTTTTAAATTTCTTGATAATTTTCCTTTTGTTATCATTTTTTCGGTTATTTTAATAGCCATTTCTTGATTAATTTCATTTAAATATCTTGTAAAACTCATAGTAATTTCATCATCTTCTCCTGTAATACTAACATCAAATCTATCTACTATATTTTTTAGATATGTTAATAATTTTGGATGACAAATAATCGAATTTTTCTGCTGTAAATATTCTATACATTTCTCTAATTCTAATTTTTCTGTTGTAATGGGAGGATCTAAATCATATTCTAATATATTTTGTCGGTTTATAATATTTAAAAGAATATTTAATGTATCATTTGAATAATTTAAACTTTCTGCTTCCATTGCAAGTATTTTATCTTTTAAAGAATCGGTTTTTTTATAACTACATTCATTTTTTATACAAATTGTTTTCAAATCATTATTTAATTGAATACCGCTATTAAATTTACAAAATTTTATGAATGCTAGATATATTGTTTCTTTTGAAAATGTTTTTGATACACTAGGATATTTAATTTTTGTATCTTTTTGAATATAGAAAAATGGTCCTTTATGAATATGTTTATATTTATTATATATATTCATCAAATCTTTAATAATCTTATTATGGGTTTTAATAGAATTTTCCTTTTGTGAAAAATATAAATTAGTATTGGGTTCGCCATTATTACAACAAGCATTTTCTAAAAAAGGTATTCCTGCATTTGTTTCTAAAAGTAAAGGTTCTTTATTTATTGCTCTTTGAACGGCTTCAATTATAGAAAAAGAATAGCTTACTATTTTACCATATAATGCCCATAGATGAACAAATTGTTCATAACTACCTTCTTTTATTCTATCCCTTAATGTTTTTTCAAATGTATGTCCAATATTATTTACTTTACTAACAATTACAGGCGTCAATGGTGGTAAAAATGATGACCATTGTTGTACATTAAATTCGGGCGGAATGATCTCTACATTTATATGTTTTTTATTCCAATCCCGTTTTATATTTAACTTATCTTCTACATCTTGTAAAGGCAATATCTTATTTGTCATAAAATCTTTAATTTTTCCTACAAATTTTTCTTGAATTTCAGAATAATTCTTTTTTCTTTTTTTTGCTTTTCCGCTAAGGGCAATAGGTATTATATTCCATGGTCTATCTTTTCTTCTTAATGCAAAGGAAATACAAGATAAATATTCAATAAATGTTAAATCTGAATTTCCGTCTATAGGAAATCCTGAAAAAGATTTTTTACAATCCCCATATACTTTTTTTGTAATAACTCCAGGAATCGCAGTTTGTACTCCAATAATATATGCAGATATGATTGAATATATCAATACTTGATCATGTTTTTTTTCAAAAGTAACCAATTTTTTTCCCAATTTTGATTTTCGGTCATATAATTCTTTATACTGAATTTCATCAGGGACATTTTTATTCATAGATTCCATCACAATTTTAATTATAAAGTTATATTGAGATTTTGTAGATATATATAATTTTTCATCAAAGGTTTTTAAATATTTTTCTACTCTTTTTGCCAAATCGGTAGTATATGTCTGCTTTGCACCTTGAAATCTGGCTTTTCTTAATTTAACTGCCATTTCTTCTTCCATTACTTCTCTAGATTTTATTTTATAACCGTCTTTATCATACCCTTCTGAAAAATCTAATGCAATATCATTTGATAGATAATATCCACTATATTTGTCTACCCATTTATCACCATCATCACTTTTTTCTCCTCTATCTTTTTTAATTTCTTCCAAAGTAATCATATAATTATCAGCATAGAATCCATCTACTAATTTTTCATAAAAAGTAGGAAGTAATTTTATATCAGTATCTATACAATAAAACCAATGTTCATCTTCCTCATTATTGGCTACTCTACAATATTGATCAATAAATTTTTCAATATTTGCAATTTTTTTTATCATATCACTTTCAGACAATATAATATTTCTTAGTGATTCATATGGAGATATTATTATATCTCTTTCTTCTAATGTTGAAGCAATTTTTTTTTGTAATAAATCTCTTTTAATCATTTTATAAATTTTTAATTGTTTTAATGATTCCAAATTTCTAGATCTATATTCATAATTTATAAATAATTCACCTTTTAATTGTTGAATTGATTTAACTAATTCTTCTTCAAATCTTTTTTCAATATCCTCTAATATATTCATTTTTAATATATCTTTAGTACTTTCAAGATTATTACAAGTTTCTTTTATTTTAAAACAATTTGTTTTGATATTACAAAAATTTATTTGATCAACAGATATTCCAGAAAGTGATTTATCATATTTCCAGATATTATCTTGTCTAACATAGTATTTAATATTACCATCTCCTTGTAAATCTAAATAAGCATATTCTCCTTCTTGTACTTCTCTAGAACCATATATCATTGATTGAGCATCAACTTCAGCTTTACTATCTCCAACTCCATTATTTTCCATTAAAAACTCTTTCAATGACTCAATTACTAATTTACTATCATCAGTTGATGCGATTAAATCACTATTATTTCTTTTCCATTCTTCTCCAATATCATAAGGAGTTTCATCATATTTTTTATCTACAAATACAGGAGAATTATTATCTTCAGTCATTTCATCTAAATTAATATATCTTTTAACTAATTTTTTTTGGTCACAATCTTTTGTTTCAGGATTTTCTTCCGCTTGTTCTAGTTTTTGATCTAAGTTACCTAATTCTTGTTCAATCTTTTCTTCAACATCAATTGGTTGTGCAAAAGTAAGTTGACTTAACGATAACGATATATTATATAATCGACCTGCATCAAAATTAATTAATTTAATTAAAGAATCTTCTGTATCAATAGAATCATTTATATTATATTTTTTTTTATCAAAAATATCTTGTTTATCTGTTTTAATTAATTTCGGTAAAATTGTAGATACAAAATAACTTTTATTTTGTCTGATAAATTTTAAATATTCTTTTTGTTGTTTTATCAAAGTTTTTTTATATTTTTGAATTTCTTCAAATATAAATTGTGTTATTGTTTCATATTGTTTATAAGATATATCATCATCATAAATCATAAATGGTTCTAAATATTCTATTACTTTTAAATAAGAAGTTCCGTTTTTTATATATTTTTTAACTATTTCAAATAATATTTTAGTTTTGGGTATCATATTTTCTAAAAATTGCTTATAAATATCATTATTATCATCTAATACTGCTCTATCAATAAATTTTCTTCTTTCTTCAAAACTAAAATAAGTATTATAACCAAATAACTGTTTTTGCATTTTTTCCCATTCTTTTCTAGTATCTGCTCCCCATATATCTTGTTTTTTTTGTTTTAAAAACCATTCTTCTACTGAAGTTAATCCTGTATACTGACCTTCTTTAATTACAGTTTCATCTCCTTCTGCCCATTGTCTTAAAATATTGAAATAAAAATAAGGAAAAAAATGTAAATTAGATTTATTATATATTGATGTATTGGGTAAATTAATATGAGAATAACGGATATATGGTTCTTGTAATTTCATAAACCCTATAATATCAACTGTATCATTTTGGGTTAAAGGAACAATAAATGCTTTACTATGTTTATTTTTAATATCAGGATTTTCTAATCTAGATAAACCTAAATTATATCTATCAATAACATATTTATTATTATATATATTTGCTTCTTTTATCATATGTGATTCAAAATCTTCGAGATTATTAATTAAAACATCCATATTTTCTTTTACATCTTTTTGTATAATAACATTTTCCTTATCATTTGTTTCAATAAAAGGAGTAAAATATGGATTTATATTTTGCATTAAATAAGTATATTTATTTTGAGAATCGGGAACAGTGTTACTTTTGTAATGACCCTGTGCTTCTATTATATTATTTTGAGCAAATTTAAATTGAATTAATTGAGCATCGGTATATGTTTCGTTTGGATCTGATTCTAAATCAAATAATTTATGCGTATTCTTCACTACAGGTAAAATCCAGTATAAATTTTTATTTAAAGATTGTAAATATGATATTAATGGTTTATAATCTGCACCCTTTTTTAAAATACTTTCTGCATTTCCTGTATCATTAAATCTAGAAAATTTTCTTCGTAATTGTTTAAATCTTTCAATTAAATTATGAATATTATTCAAAACCTTTCTAGATCTTTTATTTGTTGGATATTCGGCCAATAATTCATCCAAAATATCTTGAGTTTGAGTTTCAATACCAAACCTTTTTTCACTTTCTTTAACCCTTATCATTTCTGTTATTTCTCCTAAGGATTCGTCTTGTATTTGTATATCATCCAAACTTATAAATAAATCTTTTACATTTTCTTTTATTTCATCGCTATCAACTATCAAATCTAAATCTTCATCTGAATCAAATTCATCATCTATCATTTCTAAAGGACTCTCTTCTTTTTTAATTTCTTCAGGTGGAATAAAATTTGTTATTTTTACAATTGGTAAATCTAATGGTATACCTTTATAGTTAAAATTAATATATATAGTTTGTTCACTGTTATATAAAGATACCTCTATTTCATCCTCATCTAAATCTGTAATTTGTCCATTAATTATAGTAGGAACATCTCCTCCAAATTCAATAGTAATCCAATTATCTGGAACTAAATCATGTTGTCTTGCATACCCTTTAACATTTGGAGTAGCCAATATAATAATTTGTTCTATACTTTCATCATTTAATCTACCATTTGTAATACCAATTTCAAGTTCTTCATTTAAATTTGTATCATTAATTAATTTTATTATATTATTATCTAAATATTCAATGTAATAATTTTTGTCATTAATAATAGAATTAGATGATGCTATTATTTTAAGCATTTGGCCTAATTCTAAAAATAAATTTGATGAGACTTTTTCAGACATTACTTATATTTATACTAGAAATTATCTCTAAGGAGAAATTACATTTATAAATATTATATAAAGAGTTATTTGTATAATATTTAAAATGACTGAACAACCAAGTTACAAGCCAAGTTCTTATGCAGATCTTTCGAAATTAGTAACCAATAGTGAATATGCAAAACAAAAGAATATTAATGTTAAAAAAATTGATCATTTATTTGTATTAAAATATAATAAATCTAAATTAACTACAGAAAATGTAAATACATTAGGATTATTTCGTTCTATTATTGCAGATGAATTTGGTAATATTTTATCATTTTCTCCACCCAAATCACTAGATTTTGATGTTTTTTCACAAACAAATAAATATGAAGACTGTTTTATCCAACATTTTCCTGAAGGAACTATGATAAATGTATTTTTTGATAAATATATTGATGATTGGCAAATTTCAACTAGAAGTTCTATTGGTGCAAAATGCAACTTTAATATGGATAGTAATATTACTTATAGATATATGTTTTTAGATGCAATGAATCATATTGGATTAGAATTTGAGGATTTAAATAAAGATTATTGTTATAGTTTTGTTTTACAACATCCAAAAAATAGAATAGTAGTCCCTGTTAGTGATCCTGCTTTAATTTTGACAAATAAATATAAAATATCTAATAATGAGATCTATAACAAAAATTACTTCATTACACTTCCAAAATTCGCTACATTACAAATGCATAATATTGATGATAAAAAATTTAAAGAGTCTGTTAAATATACTGGAGACAATTGGAGACAATTATCAGAACATTTTTTCTCCAATAATTTACCATATCAATTTCAAGGTGTTGTAATATGGAATAATAAAGGCGAAAGAACCAAAATTCGTAATTCTAATTATGAAATAATTAAACATTTAAAAGGAAATAGTCCAAAATTACAATATCATTATTATTATTTACGACAAACAGGAAATGTTGGTGATTATTTAAAATATTATCCTGAACATAGATCAGAATTTAGTATTTTTAGAAGAGAGTTACATAAATATACAACTCAATTATATCAAAATTATATAAGTTGTTTTATTAAAAAGCAAAAGAAACTTATAGATTTTCCTTATCAATTTAAAACTCATATGTTTAAAATTCATGAGTTATATTTGAATGATTTGAAATTAGATGGAAAATTTGTAAATAAACAAGTAGTGATGGATTATGTAAATACTCTTCCACCACCTAGACTAATGCATGTTATAAATCATATAAAAAAACAGTATGATAAAGATCAAAAGATAGTTACAAGTGATTTGAAGGTATTGATGAAATCATAAATTGTTATTTAAATAAATTAAAGACTAAAAAAGATATAATAAAAATGGAAGAACTTTTATCTTACAAAGGTAAAGTTAGAAATATGTATAATTTGGGAAATAATTATTATTTAATGGAAGCAAGTGATAGAGTTAGTAGTTTTGATAAACATATTGGTATTATTCCTGGAAAGGGTATATTACTTAACAAAATGAGTGCATATTGGTTTAATAAAACGAAACACATAGTAGATAATCATTTATTATCCGATATAACTAAATTTTCATTAGTTAAAAAATGTAATCCAATACACATAGAATTTGTTATACGAGGATATATTACTGGTAATACAACAACTAGTTTATGGCATCATTATAAGAATGGATGTAGAAATTATTGTGGATTGGATATAAAAGAAGGATTAGTAAAAAATCAGAAGTTAGATAAACCAATTATTACACCTACGACAAAATGCGATGAAGATAAACCAATTTCAAAGGAAGAAATATTAAAACAATATTATATAACCTTTGAAGAACTTGAATTTATATATGATAAAGTATACAAACTGTTTGAATTTGGTCAAAAAATAGCAAGTAAAGCGGGATTTATTTTGGTAGATACAAAATATGAATTCGGTAGAGATGAAGATAATAATATTATTTTAATAGATGAACTGCATACTTGTGATAGTAGTAGATATTGGATAGAAAAAAGTTATCAAAATAGATTTGATTCTGGATTAGAACCTGAAAAATTAGATAAAGATTGTGTAAGAGATTGGGTCAAACAGCAATGTGATCCATATAATGATTTTATCCCCCCACTACCAAAATCTGTTATTTCAAAAGCATACAATAGTTACAAATATTTCTATGATACAATTTCAAGTCAATAAATTAAATAATATCTTGATAAAAATATTATTTAATAGTGCTTTTTTTAAAGTTAGAAGTATTCTTTGATATTTGCAAATATTTTTTTACCAACATCTGTTGCAAATTTAATCATAGAATATACATTTTCATCGGTAGGATTACTTCCTGATCCAGTAAATGCAATTCTAATGATGGAATAATCATCGTGAGGATGTTTTTTTATAAAACCAACATATGTTAATTCTGCATCTTTTTTATAATATTGTTCATGCAATATATATTCTATTACTTTACCGATTGTATAATCTTCGCCTTCTAATATTATATCAACTGCATTGTTCATAGCAGTAGAATTTCTATCTAATTTTACTTGATTTGCTTCTATTTTTTCTGCAATTTTATGTAATCGTTTAATAATATTATCACATGCCATATTAACAATTTCTATATTTTTAAATACTCCCACACTTTCTAATTTAAAATCAAAACTGTTGTTAATAAAATATCTTTTTGCTTGTAATGTATACCAATTTTGTCTTTGATAAGCTATTTTGGTTTTACTTAATCCTTTAGTTTCTAATTCTTCGGCAATTTCTTGCCATTGATTGTGCTGTTCGACACTATCTTCTGTATTACCATATGCACAAGTAGATGCAATATTATACATACCATCTTCTTTTGCTGTTGCTGTTTTTAAGCGAGCCTTTAAAGTTATAATTTCACCTGGAATATCATTTGAAATTTTTGGCCTTAATCTTGTGAATAATATAAATTCCTTTGTAATTTTATTTGGAGGGAAAATTTTTTTTGTTTGTTCATCTGTTAAATATTTATCAGTTGTTATATTTTTTATTTTAAAATCAGCTGAAGTTACATATTGCATAGAATCAGTAACATTGTTCTTATTTAATTCTATAATTAAATTATCAATATCTTCTTTTCCCTTAATATGAATTGGAATACATCCTAATCTTTGTTTTAAAATTTCATTATGAAATCGTGTTGTATTTGATATAATATTAATATTATTATTATCCGTATTAAACACAACAGTCTCAAGATCTGATAATATAACTCGTCGTAATGCATTAATTATACTAACATTTGTATTTTCTATAGTAAATTTCATAATACCTTTGTTTTCTTCACTATGTTTTACAATTGGTAAATTTATAACAGTTGTACTAGGAGATTGGTTATCATCCAAATCAAGACTTGGAGTTGTTTTTGGAGATGCAATACTTGCCATATTAATATATTATAAACATAATATTTTAAATTAATTTCAATTTTAAATAAGTTATAATTTTTGTAACGAAAACTTTAGATATATAAATGAGTAGTGTTTTATATTACAGTAAATATTGTGAAAATTGTAAAAAATTATTATACGAATTAGGAAAAACAAAAATACAAAATAATATTCATTTTTTATCAATCGATAAAAGAATTAGAAAAGAAGATAAACTATATATTATATTGGAAAATGGTAAAGAAATATTTATGCCTCCAAATATAAGAAGTGTTCCTACTTTATTATTATTGAATAAAGGAAATAAAATACTTGTAGGTGATGATGTTTCTAACTATTTTCGACCTCAAATTATGGGAGAAAAAACAAAGGCAATACCTAATAATTTAGAACCTTTAGCATTTTCTGGTTATGAAATGGGAACTAGTATGAGTGATACATATTCATATTTAGATCAAAGTGCTGATGAAATGAATGCGAAAGGTGAAGGAGGCTTACGGCAAATGCATAGTTTTGTAAGATTAAATCATAATGATAAAATTAATACTCCTCCTGAAGATTATGAACCTGATAAAGTAGGTCAGGTAGATATGGGAAAGTTACAAGCAGAAAGAGAAGCAGAAATTGCTCAAAATTCTGCCGCACATCAATTTTAAATATTTTTAGTTAATAATATTTAAAAATAATAACACAATAAATAATAAATGTCTGTATTAAAAGCTTTCAATAATCATCTTTTAGAATTTGTTGAAGATGTTATAAGAATTTTCCCTACTAATTTAGATATTAAAACAGGAAAAACATTTATAGAAGGTATTAAAAGAGTTAATCCTAAAAAAATTATTACATATTGGCGTGATAATATATTAATGTTATATGAAAAAGAAATATTAGATGGAGATATTTCATTTTTTATTAATAAAGATTATAAAAATGATATTGGAGCAGAGGTACAAACTTTAAAAGTATTAGAAGATATCAGAAAATTAGTAAAAAATACAACTAAAGATAATAAAGATAAAGCTATGAAATATATACAAAATTTAACAAAATTATGTAAATTATATTTTATGGATTAGTTTAATTTAAACATTAAATTTAAATTAAATATACAATGACAGATAATGTTCCAGATGAATTTCAAAAAGTCGCTAAGGATTTTTATCGAGATATTTTAACTACATTTCCTGAATGTAAAGAAAAATTAGGCCCTAGTGAAATTAGTTTTTTAACAGGAGATGGGGATGCATTAATTCTTTATTCTTACTGTAAAAAAGTTTATCCAGAAAGATTTTTTGATATTTTATATCAAAATCAAGATATTTTTAGTGATAATGAAATAAATACCAAATTTTTACCAAATATAGAATTTAAGAATTTATGGAAAGAAGATATTAGTGAAAATACAAGAGATGTTATATGGAAATATTTACAATTAATTTTATTTTCAGTATCAAAAGGATTAGAAGATAGTGAATCATTTGGAGATACTGCAAAATTATTTGAGGCAATTAATGAAGATGACTTAAAAGTAAAATTGGAAGAAACAATGAAGGAAATGAATAATATGTTTAAAGATGCAAGTAATAATATGTTTGAAGGATTATCTGGAGAAACTTTTGATATGTCTGGAATCAATATGGAAGATATGCCAAATCCAGAAGAAATGCAAGATCATATAAATGGGTTATTGGGCGGTAAATTAGGAAGACTTGCACATGAAATAGCAGAAGAAACTGCTAATGAATTAAATGTTGATATGGAAGATGCTACAAATGTATCTGATGTATTTCAAAAATTATTCAAAAACCCGGGTAAACTAATTAATATGGTTAAAAAGGTAGGATCAAAATTAGATTCTAAGTTAAAGTCTGGAGAAATAAAAGAGAGTGAATTGATGCAAGAAGCATCTGAGTTAATGGAAAAAATGAAAAATATGCCAGGAATGAAAAATATGGATAAAATATTAGGTAAAATGGGATTACCAACCGGTGGAAAAAATAGTAAAGTAAGTATGGGATCATTTCAATCACAAATGAAAGCAAACATTGGACGAGCAAAACAAAAAGAAAGAATGTTAAAAAAATTAGAAGAACGAAAAAAACAAAGAGAAGCAGAAGAACAAAAAAAATATACTACATCTACTTGGGGTGATAATGAAAAAGTAGAAAAATCTTCTAGAACAGGTGCTATTAAAAAGAGAAAAAAGAAAAAGAAAAAGAAGAAAAAGAAAAATTAAAAAATAACTATTTACTATATATCAAATGGTTAGTTTTTGGTTAGAAAATCCGAACACTTTATTAAATAAAAATTATATCACAGAAATATGGCCAGAGAGTGATTTTAATTTAGCACGCAAATTAAATGCTATAACAAGATTAATTATAATATTAGCTATTTTAGGATATTTTTTAACAAAGTCACTTTATATTCCTGTATCAGCAATTGTTAGTTTAATAGTTTTAGTTATTATATTTAAAAATAAAAATACAAATGAAAAAGAAAACTTTGTTGCTACTTTTAAAAAAAGAGATGAAGCTATAAAAGATTTAGATAATATATTAGAAAAGGAATTTACTATGCCTACCAAAAAAAATCCAGCTATGAATATTTTAATGAATGAATTTACAGAAAATCCCAATAGAAAACCTGCTGCTCCTGCTTATAATGATGTTGTACAGGAAAAAATGAACTCAACGGCACAATCAAAGAATGAACGATTATTTAAAAATTTAGGCGATAATTTATCATTTGAAAATTCTATGAGAAATTTTTATGCAATGCCAAATACTCAAATACCAAATAATCAAAAGGATTTTGCTTTATTTTGTTACGGTAATATGCCTTCTTGTAAAGAAGGTGATAATTTACAATGTTCAAAAAATAATGCTCTTTTTAGAACAACATAATTTTTTAAAATAAAATTATCTTAAGTAAAATATATAGAATGGCTAGTGTATATAACTTTACTTTTGATAATTTAACTGGTATTAATAATGATTCTTGTTGCATATCTGAAAAAGAAATGCAAAATCAAAACTTTGGAAATTATAGTGTACAAAGTTATTTTTTACCAAATTGCGGTATGAAAAACCCTATTGAATTTGCTACAAGTCAACCTAATGTTTTTTATACAGGATCTCATACAGTTGGTTTAGGAGGTTGTAATGTTGATAGTGATTCTAATCTTAGAATCGGTACTATTCAAACAAATCCAAAATGCAGAATTAGCTTACAACAAAGACCATTTTTAACTGTTCCCTTTTTAGGAAGAGGCCCTTCTAGACCTGTAGAAGAATCAAAATTACAACAAGGACTTTACTCTGGTGATAAAAAATCTTGTAAAAATCTTACTGAAAAAACACTTGTAACCCCTCAAGAACTTGTTCCTTCATTAAAAGCAAGTATTCAAAACCCTGCTAATTTATGTGAAGGAGTAGCAGCAGATGGATGGATTAGAGGAGGTCTTCCATCAAGAGAATTATCTAGGGATCAAGATTATTTTTCAAAATGCAATTAAACATTATTGAATAAATATAATTATATGTATAATTATTCAATAAACACAACTTATTTAGATATTGAAGATGAAAATCAAGATACACAATATCGTAAAGAACTTTTAGACGCTTTTAATATTACAGAATATAGACACGAAACTATAATGAAGGCTATGAAAAATATATTTAACAAATACAAAAACAATAAACAAATTAAAGAAATTTTAATCACTTTAACCAAGAATGAAACCACCTTCCCAATTGAATTAACTCAAGAAACTGCATTTATGATGTTATTTTCCTTTCAAAATTTCTATTTTTTTCATAAAGCTTTATGCAATTTGGAGAGAAATTTATCTATAAATACAGAACTTTATGATAAAATAATTAAAAATTTACAAAAAAAATAGTTTGTAATTATATATGGCATCACTTAAAAATTCACCAGGATTATATTGCTTAGAACAAAAAGCATTTGAAGATCAAATTCAATATAGGGGATATACCTACAGTCAAATACCAGTCAACAGCAAATTACCTGGTTTAGGAATAAATGTAGGTAATATGAGGGGAGGGTATTTTAATAATGTTCTTTCTAATAATGCATCAAATATTGAAAGTCATTTGTTTGGTATTAAACAAATAGATTTAACAAAACCCAAAACCCCTTTTGTTGCACAATTAAATACATTATCTGAAAAAAAATTCTTTAAAACTCCTAGGGATAAGGTTTTTATACCAGAACCATTAGTTATTATTAAAAATCAAAGACCAGTTGGACCTTTTTCAGGCGTATAAATTTATATAATATATTGATTTATTATATAAATGTCAACCAATGATCATCTTGATACAACACGAGAGCGCTATATTAGTCATAAGTTATATTTAAAGAGACGTACTGCAAATAGATATTATAATTTAGGATATATGATGTATAAAACAATATTTATTGCTACTCCAGAACCTATACCAGCTGGATCTGAAAAATATGTCAATTCTACCAATGCAAATGTTAAAGATGCAATTCAAAATTTTGAAGTGGCTTTATTATTTAATTCCAATGATATTGACGCAAAGGAAAGAAAAAAAACATTATGTGCATTTTTTGGACCAGGCATTACATCTGATCCAACAGGAACAGGAAAAGGTCAAAAAATAACTCAATCTGACTTAATTTCTATGACAACTAATGCAAAAAGAATTCATAAGAATTGTGCCTGTTAGATTATTTAATTTATAAATATGAATAAAATAATCGAAATTGTATATATATATTATGTCATTTTCAAATTATGGTAGTTATATTTCAGGCAGAAGAGCATATAGATCAGGAGAATCTTGTATTGCAGAAGGACCAAAAGGAGAAAAAGGAGATGCAAGTGGTGTTAAAGGTGATACAGGTTCGACTGGACCAACCGGACCATCTGGACCAACAGGTAAAGGTTATACTGCTATGGGTACATATACATTTTCTATGTATTTAACTGGAAACAGCGTTGATGATGAGTGGGATGATGACGGTAAACCACCAAGTTCAGGTGTAGATTGGTCAGGATTTACGGGTTCATTTAAAGATCTTGAATTTATTACTCCAGGAGCTTTTTGTGCGCTTTCGTTCGGGTCACCATCCCAACTATCCGCATATTCACCGTTCTCGTTTCCTATAGTAGATGCCACTAATACATTGACGGGCCCCGGTACCCCTAATCGTACAGCACATAATTGTTTATATGCATATGTTTTACCTGCTTCAGGTCAATTATTAGGTTTTACAGTGGATTTAGTTGAAGATGCAACAAACAAGACCGAATTTTATTGTTTTATTTGGGATCCAAATAACACTGGGGGAGGGGCTGCTTCCTTTTGCACCCAAATTACTGGACCATCAACTCCAGAAAAGTTTGCTAGTGCTTATACATTTGAGGAGGAAAGTAAAGTAGTATGTAAAGCAGGACAATATCTTTTTGCAGTTCAAAGAGTTCCTAACGGAGCAAAAAAATTAGTTCATCTTACTGCATATATTAGATTTGATGATTAACTAATTATATAATTATATAAAAGTATTTAAATTATATAATTTATTAATATTCATATGGAAGAATCCCAAGATAGTATAGAAGAATTAAAGAAAAAGAATTTAATATTGCAAAATTTAGTTGATGCATTAAAAAAAGATAAATGTAATGAATTAACTCATATTAGAAAAAATGTTTTTGAAACAGGTGAAAGGCCTCCTACAGCAGTAATACTTACAATTGACAATTTCTATAATAATCCAATGGAAACTAGAAAACATATTTTAACTCAAGAATTCAAAATAAGAGGAAATTATCCTGGACAAAGAACTAAATCATATGCAACAATAGAGATGAAAGAACAATTTCAAAAATGGCTATATCCTTTTGGTGGAAAAATTACCGAATGGCCAATGGAAGAAGACAGTTATAATGGTTCATTTCAATATACTACATCAAGAGATAGATCTTGGTTTCACGTAGATTCTTGGAATAGTTGGGCGGCTGTATTATATTTAACCCCTAATGCACCATTAAATTCAGGAACTGGATTATATAGATATAAAGATGGAACACGGTTTGACACAGAGCAACCATTAAGAGATAATAAGAAAGATATGGATACAGCATCTCAAGATGTAACAAAATGGGAACTTGTTGATAAAGTTGGAAATATTTTTAATAGATTAATCATTTTTAATGCACATCATTTTCATTCTAGTATGGATTATTTTGGAACCACTAAAGAAGATGGTAGATTGTTTCAAGTATTTTTTTTTTCGACTGAAAAACAGCAATGTTAATATATAATTTTATTACATTATAAATAAAATTATTTTCTTGTTTTTCTCCTCCGTCTTTTTCTTTTCTTTCGTCTTTTTCTTGTTTTTCTTTGACCTCCTTTCTTTGGTGATGGACTTTTAACGCGGTTTATTTCATTCTGCATAACTTTAACCATATTTCTACTAGCAGTCAAACGAAATAATTCTTGTAATTGCCAGAACCAACTTAGCAATTTTTCATCATAAATACTTTCTGCGGGTTTTCCTCTCTTACGGTTTTCTTTTGCTATTTTTATTCTGTCTTCAAATTCTACAGATGCATATAATAAATTACCTATTAATTTTTCTGCTGAATAGATAGGAATACCTTCTATTGTAGTTGATACATCACACGGTCCTCCTCTCCATTCTTTTTTTTGTTTTTCCGTTTGCCACAAGACATTAACAAATGTTATCTCTGCAATTGGTTCTCTTTCATCAATTTGACGACCCCCAACAGATATTTTTCTACCAGTTGGTATCGTAATTTTTAAAGCAACATTACCATCATTTAACATTTCATTTGCTTTACCTGCATCTACTCTCCATACCTTATCTATAGGATCGAAAACCTCAAACATTTCTTCAAGGGATTCTCCGCGGGATTTTTCTAAGACCTCTTTAACTATTTTTCTCATTTTATAAATGGGCATTTCAGCGTTACAAACTTTCATATCAATATCTTCTGTATTATAATGATTTTTTGATAGCAAACGAGTAGCAAATCCCCCTGTTAATACTAAAGACAACCCCTGCTTATGCAATTCTGGAATTAAATATGTTTTAATATATCTAATTATTTCTTCTTGATGTTGTTTAACTATTGCCATTTTCCTTTCCCTTTTTTCTCTTTCAATAGAAAATATTCCCTTTTCTTGTAGATATCGATATAACTTTACAACTCTGCTTATAATCATTCCTTCTCTAAATGTGCCAATCTTGTACACATCAACCTTACCCGACATTTCTTTATCCCCAACTGAACCTTCCCATGATACAGTACTTGCAGTTTCACTTGCAGTTTCTTCGGCTGCTATTCTTTTTTCTTCTTTTTCTAGTCTGTAAAGCTCCTGCGCTCTTAATCGCAATGCTTCTTCTTCTGCTTTTTTAGCTGCCCGTTTTGCCTCTTTTTTTCTAGTTTTTTGTCTTTTTTTCTTTTCTCTCCTTTTTCTGCTTTTCTCTTTCTTTCTGATTTCTTCTTCTTTTTGTCTTTCTTCTTCTTTTAATAATTCATCTCCTTTTGCTAGAGCCTCTTCTTCTTCTTCTTCTTCTTCTTCTTTTGCAGTCTTAAACCAACTATCTGTATCTTCTTCTTCTTTTCCTTCTAGATATGATACCAACCCTGATAATGTTTCTAACCAAGTGAAACTTTCTACTTTTAAAAATTGTATTCTTTTAGAACGTTTTTGCTCTTTATCAGTCATTTGCGATTTTGGTCGCGCTGGAATCACTGGAGGTCCTAATATTTCAACAGCTGTATTATATATAACAGCAAGTTCCTTTTCAGTTAACTCTGTATCCGTAGTTTCTTTCATATGTTCAAATAATTCTCTCAATGATTCTTTTCGGAATTTCTGTATTTCTATTAATGAAGCCTTCCACTTATCTTGTAATGAACCCATTATTGCGTGCAATTTAATAAGTTCTTTTTCATATGATGCTATATGCTTTTTGTGGGCATCTTTAATCTGACTCTGCACTTCCGCATCCATAAGCACTCGTTCTGCCCAATTTGATTTTATGAATACTTCTTCAAGTGATAGTTCCTTCGAAGCATTTATTAAATCTAATTGTTGTTTTTTTAAAACATTAGGAAGTTCTTCTTCTACGGCTTTATGTTTTTTACGATTATCATTTAATTCATATAATAATTTTTTTGATTCATTATCTAATTTTACATATTCAGGAATATTAATTTGAAAAAAATCATCAAAACTCTTTAATAAAATTGCCGCATAATTTAAAACACTTTCCTGCTCTAAATCTTCTCGTGGTTCAAAAAAAGCTGTTGGATTTTCATCTTTATAAACTAAATCAACTTCAACAGAAAATTCTGGAAGTTCAGCATGATATTCAAATATTGTCTTCATATTTAGTCCCTTTAATATTTGTATTATTTTCTCAATATTTGGTTTGCGTCCCTCTTTAGGTTCACCACATAAAGCACACTCTGGGCCGCTCATTTCCTCATCGCAATTATCACAAATCCAATTTTCATTTTCAGTTAATGATGTCATATATAATATATTAATATAAATATTCAATTATCCATACTGGTATCAAATAAACAACAGCATTCATATTCATCAAAGATAAAACAAATGAAATACCTAATGCTAGATATATAAACCATTGTGGAATTTTTACATAATGACGTAGGATCAAAACAAAAATTAAGGCAAAAATAGCAATTTGTCCAAAAGGGCAAATTCTCACACCATATTCATCTCCTACTAAATGTTCAAACCACCATCCTTCTGGACTGCGTAAAACATTAAAATCTATACTTGTTTTGAAAAATAAAAACATAAACCCCAAATAAAGTGATTCTAAAATAGATATCTTTAGTGAAGACATATATAATTTTATTATATATTAAATAAAATTATAGTTAAGTGCTACCTTATTATTTCAAATTATGCCCAACTTTGAAGTGATTGTGAATAAGGATTATTATTAAAAGCCTGAACCATTCCCGGATTATTTCGTTGACAATTAACAGCTCTTTCTCTAGTATGTTTTCCAGAAAGTTGACCGACTGTTTGTTGAGAAGGTGCGCATTTTGGCATATTTGGAATAATTTCAGCAGGGGCAGTTGCAGTATTAGAAAAAGTGGAAATATTTTGCATATGAGAACTCAAACTTGCATTACCAATATTATATCTATTCACTTTACTAAGAATTTGTTTATTTGGATTTAATCTGGCATTATAGTCTGCATCATATGGTCTAGGTTGAGCGTGATGAGATTGTCCACCAACATTATTATAATATTCGTGGCTGGTTGTATCTCTTTCTTGTGGTACAGGTCTGTCGTTTTGAACAAGATATCCGTTAGCATCGTGAGCTCCACCCATCATAAGATGTTTGGTATTTTCTGTTTGTTCTCTAATTGTTGGAGCTGGAGCGTCATTAGGATTCCATACTGGTTCTGCATGATTACCATTAATTCCTTGGACATTACCCATTGGCCTCATATTTCCTATAACATTTTGTTTTCTAGTAGGTCGTAATAGATCCATTAATGGCGCAGTTAATGCACTAACAATAGAACCAGCTGCACCCATTTCTGTTCGTTGACCTGTTATTGTTCGGGCATTTGCTGGAGCAGTATAACCAGCCTTACCATAATCTTTATTAGTTGCTCCCCATCCACCTTGTTTTGTTGCTGGTCCTGTATTTTCAGTATCTAAAGTAATTTTGTGAGATTTTCTAAAATGACCTGGTTGATAAGTGCCTTCACCTTCTCTGTCTCCTGCATTACCAAAATATTCTCTAGTAGTTGTTGTTCTATTTTCAGGTTGTAATACAACAGCACTTCTAACAGTTTGTGCTTTTTCTGCTCCAGTAGTAGTAAACCATCTACTTGATGAATTTTCATAATATGTATCTGGTCTATTTTTAAATTGTTGATAAACAGATGGTTTGCGTTTTCCATCAGGACCTGTTATTTGATTATGAACCATATCAGTTGCTGATTTAGCTGATCCATCGCCTACATATGCTCCTAATACCTGTCCAGCGTATGTTACTTTTGGATTAGTAGATGCTCTTAATTGATCTACTGTTTTTGGCAATTGAGCCGATCGTGCCTCCATTCCAGAATTAAATCCTCCTGATCCTTCACTGCTAAATCCTTTTCCTAAACCTGGACCAACGCTAATTTCTTCCCAAGGTTTTACATTATTCATTTTAGATGTCAAAACAGATCGTTGTCTATGCATCATAAATTCACTTTGATTTGGGGCTCCATTAATATGTGACATATTTGCTTGAGGTTTGAAAAGGGGAGCAATACCTTCTTTTTGTTTTTGTTGACTACCAGATCCAGTATAAAGATCTAATACACTTTCATATCCTTTACCAGTGTTATTTTGTGTAATTTTGGATCCAAAAAAAGGTACCATATTATTATGTTCTATGTCTTTGGTATGCATAGATTCGCCTGTTAATGATGTAAATTCATTAATGTGTTGTTCATTTTCTTTTAAAGCTTTTTTATATCCAGTTGGTTGATATAGATTATCATTTGCATTTTTATAACCTTGATAAGTCTGAACATTTGTTTCATTTAATAAATCCTTTCTATGATCTACTGGATAATTAATTATTTTATTTTTAACATTAGGCAACGATTTATTATGAAATGCCTCTTTTTTTTCTTTTTCATTATCTTTATTGGAAATAATATACATAACTCCTAGAACTGCAATAGGTATCGCTACTTCGGCCATTTATATATAAGTAATATATATTTTAAATGCTAAAATACATATTTATTTTTCTTTAAGACAAGGTATTTTTGGAACAAAATTATCTCTTTCTAAAAGTCTAGTATTTAAATTATTATGAAATCTCATACAAACATTTTCTTGAGGATCCCAAAATAACGGATACTCTCTATTTTGAGGCAAAGCTCTATATTTCCAAGAAGGATGAGTAACTCTAGATTGATCTGTTAAAGCATCTCCGCATATTGGATATTCGTTTTTTTCTCTAATTGGAACTCCTTTATTTTTATATGTATTATTTGAACAAAATTTAGTTAATTTTCTAGTTCTTCCTGTTAAATCACTATCAATATCAATTGGTGCACCATTTATAACACTTTCTAAATTTGCTCCCCATTTTTGCATTCTAATTTGTGGATCATTAAAAAAACAAGGTGTTGTTCCATTACCTGGAACATTTAAACTATATCTACCTGGTCCTGTTGCCTGTTGTATATTTTTTTTTGTTCTACAATCATCATAATTAAATCTTGTAAATGCCATCTTATATTATTAATATATATAAATATTTAAAACTTCATAAATTATTTGTTATATGAATAACCAAACAATATGCTTAAATATGATAGTTAAAAATGAAGAAAATATAATTATAAATACATTAAATAACATTATTGAAAAAATTAATATTCATTATTGGGTAATTTGTGATACAGGATCAACAGATAAAACACCAGAATTAATTATAAATTTTTTTAAAGAAAAGGATATTAGTGGAGAATTAATACTTGATACTTGGAAAAATTTTGGATATAATAGAACAAAAGCATTAGAATATGCTTATAACAAAACTGATTTTGTATTTATATTTGATGCGGATGATAGAATAGTCGGAGATTTAATATTACCAAAATTAAAAAAAAATTATGCGTATAGATTACAATTTGGAAATGGAATGCAATTTAAAAGAGTATCTTTATTATGTAATAATATCAAATGGTATTATTCTGGTGTAATTCATGAAATAATTGATACAAAACAAAATTATTTTTTAGAAACTATAAACGGTAATTATCATATAGCAGTAAATGTTGAAGTTAGTGATAGAAATAAAAAAGGTAAAAAAAAATTTTATAATGATGCACAATTATTAATAAAGGAATGGACAAATAAAATAGAAAGAAGATCTAGAATTGGATTTTATATTGCAGAATGTTTTAGATTCGCAGGAAAACAATATTGGAATAAATCAATAGAATGGTATAAAAAATGTATTAATGAAAAAAAACAATGGGAACAGGAAAAATATTGGAGTTGTTATCAACTAGGAAAATTATATTTTGAATTAAATGAATATGAAAAATCTTGGTATTATTTTTTTTATTCATATAATTTCGATACAAGTAGACGAGAAGCGTTTTATGAATTAATATTAAAATGTAGAGAAGAAAAAAATTTTAAATTAGGAGAAAAAATATATAATATGTTAACTCCTATTAATGAAAATGATAAAAATAATAAGTTATTTGTTATAAACCATATATATGACCATTCGTTATATTCTGAGATGTCAATTATATATTTTTATTTAAATAAACATCAAGAATGTATCAAAATGTTTAAAAATCTTTTTATGGCAAATTATACAATTCCTGTATATATTAATATGACATCTCACAATTTAAAATTATATATATCACATATAGATAAAACTGATAGTGAATTTTATAATAAATTTATTAGATATGCTGAAAAATTTGAAATAGATCCTATTTTAATAACTAAATTAAATAAACTATTTATAGAATAAAATTTACTATAAATTATAATGAATATTTTAATTTATGGTGGAAAGGGTTGGATTGGTAGTCAATTTTGCGAATCTCTTAGACTTATTAATTTTAAATACACTGTTTCGAATACTCGAGTAAATACTATAGAAGATGTTATGAATGATTTAAATAATAATCCTGAAACTACACATGTAATATCTTTTATAGGTAGAACACATGGAAAAATAAATGGGAAAACATACTCTACAATTGATTACTTAGAACAACCTGGAAAAATAAAAGATAATGTTCGAGATAATTTATTTGTACCATTAATTATAGCAGAAGCTTGTAAAAAATATAGTAAAAATAATCGATTTGTTCATTATACATATTTGGGAACAGGTTGCATATTTACTTATGATAAAGAACATAAATATGAAAAAGAAGAAAACGGTTTTAAAGAAGAGGATACACCTAATTTTTTTGGTTCTGGATATTCAGTTGTAAAAGGTACGACAGACAAATTAATGAATTTAATGAATAGTAATAATTGTTTGAATTTAAGAATAAGAATGCCTATAACAGGTAAAGATAATCCTAGAAATTTTATTACAAAAATAACACATTATGAAAAAATATGCTCAATTAAAAACTCTATGACTGTATTACCAGAATTCATACCAATAATAATAGATATGATGAAGAAACAAATAACTGGAACAGTGAATTTAACAAATCCTGGGTTGATTAGTCATAATGAAATATTAGAAATGTATAAAGAGTATGTTGACCCAAATTTCACTTGGAAAAATTTTACAATTGAAGAACAAGCCGAAATTCTAGCTAGTGAAAGAAGTAATAATTATTTAGATACTACTAGATTACAAACTTTATATCCAAATGTTAAAAATATTAAGGATTCTGTTAGATGTATTTTAAAAGATTATGTTAAGAAAACCAACTTACAAATGGGAATAAAAGAAAATAATATGAAACACGTAAATAATTTATTAGTAACAGGGGGATGTGGTTTTATAGGATCGAATTTTATTAATATATTATATGATAAATATTCCCATATTAATATAATAAATATTGATGCCTTGTATTATTGTGCCGATATAAATAATGTTAAAGAGAATGTGCGAAATAGCGATAGATATACTTTGATAAAGGGTAACATTTGTTCTCAAGACTTGTTAAAACATATACTTGAATTTTATAATATAGATACTGTTATTCATTTTGCAGCTCAATCTCATGTTCAAACTTCATTTACTGATTCTTTACAATATACAAAAGATAATGTAATAGGGACTCATACTTTATTAGAATGTTGCAGAATTTATAATAAAATAAATAGGTTTATTCATGTATCAACAGATGAAGTATATGGTGAATCATTGTTAGATGTAACAGAAGACAAAAAAACAGAACAGTCTTTATTATGTCCAACAAATCCGTATGCTGCATCAAAAGCAGCAGCAGAATCATTCGCACAATCCTATATTAAATCTTTCAATATGCCCATAATTATTACTAGAGGCAATAATGTATATGGACCAAATCAATATCCCGAAAAAGTAATTCCAAAATTTATTAAGCAATTAAAAAATGGAGAGAAATTAACAATTCAAGGAAATGGAACTTGTGTTAGAGGATTTTTACATGTAAAAGATACAGTTAATGCGTTTATAAAAATATTAGAACAAGGTAAAATAGGAGAAATTTATAATATAGGTTGTGATGAAGATATGGAAATTAGTATATTAGATTTGGCTAAGAAATTACATAAATTATTTAATAATAAAAGACATTTTCAAGAGAGTGTTAATTATATAAAAGATCGCCCATTCAATGATCAGAGATATTATATATCTAATGAAAAATTAAAAAAAATGGGATGGACAATTAATATTAATTTGGAAAATGGATTAAAAGATTTAATTAAATAGTGTAATATAATGAATAAATATCCATTTGTATATTTATTAAGAGATACTAAATTCGTAGATATAGATGATTTTTTTGAAAAAAATAAAAAAAAATTAAGTTGCACACTCGAAATTATATCATTAAAAGATATAAAAAAATTAAATAACTTATTTGATACCAATCATCATATTTTAATTACTTATGGAGATACAGAAAAAATATATTATAACACAGTTATGTCAAATATAGCAGGTAGAATGAGAAATAGATGGCTTCATATGAAATCTATTACTGACATCGCTAATTTTAATTTTCGAGTAAATAGTTGTTATATTAACGAGGTGATAAAAAAAAGAGAGTTAACTAGACCCAAATTTTCTGTTTTTACAACTTGTTATAAATCTTATGATAAAATAAAAAGAGCATATTCAGGGTTAAGTAAACAAACTTTTCTAGATTGGGAATGGGTAATTTTAGATGATTCCCCTGAAGATGGACATTTTTTCTATATTAGAGAATTTTGTAAAAAGGATAAAAGAATAAGATTATATAAAAGAGATTATAACAGTGGTAATATAGGAAATGTTAAAAATGAAGCGGTTGGTTTATGTAGAGGAAGATATGTTCTAGAATTAGATCATGATGATATAATATTACCAGATTTATTAAGGGATGCGTTTAATATTTTTGAGTCAGATAAAGAAATAGGATTTGTATATGCTGATTTTACAAATATTATGGAGAATGGTGGAGATTATGAGTATGGAGATTATTTTGGTAAAGGATACTGTGGATATTATTTACAAAAATATAATAATTCCTGGAGATATATATGTTCACATCCAGGAATAAATAATATAACTTCTAGTCATTTAGTATGTTTACCAAATCATCCACGAATTTGGAAACGAAAAACTTTATTAGAATTGGGAAATTATAGTGAATTTTTACCAATTTGTGATGATTTTGAAATATTATTAAGAACTGTTTGCAATACAAAAATAGCAAAACTTCATAAGCTTGGATATGTTCAATTTATGAATAACAATAATAATAATTTTTCTTTAATTAGAAATAAAGAAATAAATAGATTAGGTCCATTTCATATACAACCTCAATTTTATAAAAAATATAATGTAAATGAAATAATGAAAACAAAAAATGCATATGAAAATGAAAAATATATATATTCGGGAAAAACGCAAATATGGAAGCGAAAAAAAGATTGGACTTATAATATATGTAATATTACTGTTAATCCTGATTTTGACAAACAATATTGTTTACTAGGTATAAATATATTATATAATGAAAAAATAAAAGAATTATATAAAAATCCAAAAAATGATTTTATGGTTTTATGTAATTCTGAACTCAGTAAAAAAAAAGATTTAACACAAACATTGGACAAATTAGGGTTTGATAGAATGAAATGTTATTCTTTAAAGGCTACAGATCAAGAGTTAATAAATTATTTTCATTTAATATGTAAATATACAGATAATTATGAAATATTTTCTGGTAATGAATCTACATTAAAAATTGTAGAAATTAAAGATAATTTTACAGAGACTAATAATTTTCCCACCAGATATAGTATAATAAATAATAGTATTGATAATCACACATCATATTTGGAAATTGGGGTAGAAAGTGGATTTACATTTCAAAATGTAAATATAGATAATAAAAAAGGTGTAGATCCCGATCCAAAATGTAAGGATGATAGAATAATAAAAAAAACGAGTGATGATTTTTTTGTAGATAACAAAGATAAATATGATATAATATTTATAGATGGAATGCATCAATCAGATTATGTATTGAGAGATTTTAATAATTCAGTTGATTGTTTAAATGAAAATGGATATATATATTTAGATGATGTGTTACCCTTAAATGAGCGTGAACAACATAAAATTCCAATCAAACATGTTTATGAAAAGGGAATATTAAAATATAGAGAATCTTGGACAGGTGATGTATGGAAATTTGTATATTACTTGATTAAACATAAAGAAAAACAAATAAATTTTAAATTATTTACTCATAAAAATTATAGAGGAGTTTTAAAAATAAAAATAAAAAATAAATTTGAAATCTCTCCAACAATAATCAGTGATATAGAAAAATATGATTATAATACTGATTTTGAAAATTATAAAAATATATTAATGAATAAAATGGATATGTCAACAAAAAATACTCATTAAATATAGATATAATATATAAGTATAATATATATTATGGCAAGTTTAACTATAGGTGAATCAATATTTAAATACTATCCTGAATCTTGGACACCAAATAAAAGTGATGAAAGAAAACGCGTCCGTGTAAAATGGAAAAACGATGCAAATAGATATGATAGTTATAAAGGAATAATACAAAAGGTATCAGGAAAGAAAATTAAAATATTATTTGATGATGGGAGTAGTTTTAATGGAAATCCAAATAAAAGAAGTGATAATCCTATACAAAATGGATATATTATGATAAAAGAGATTAAAATAATGGATCCAGAAAAGTACAGTGGGTTTGAAAAACACGCAATAGGAATTGAATTAGAAAAAGATAGCTTAGGAGGAGCGGCGTTTAGAGAAAAATATGGCATTAAAAAACCTCCAGTTCATCTTGGTAAACCATTAAACACACAAGTTCCTATTGGTAGTAATTATCAAGCTAATATTCCTCCAAAACAAGGTGGTAGAAGACATAAAAGAAGGAAAACTAGAAAAAAACAAAAGGGTGGAGAGAGAACACCAGGGAATTGGATAAAATATAATGAAATACTACCAACTGATATATGTATTAGATGTAATGAA